CCGCGGCACCACGCTGATTTCCGCCCGCGTGACCGGACCGTTCTCGGCCCGTGACGCCGCGCGCCAGCCGGGTTGCACGGAGGCCACGCTCCAGTTGCCGACCACGCTCGGCGGGGCGGGCTGGCCCGATTGGATCTTCGAAATCGTCCGCAAGATCATGACCGAAGGGGAGACGACCATGCCGCGACCGAAGCGGGAAGACGACGGCACGAGGGATGCGCGCGAGGAACTGGAGCGCCTGGTTGAAGCGGAGGAGGAGGCGCAGGGCAACGGAGACGATGACTCCTGAAGCCTGCTTGACCGGCACGTGCCACCACCCGGAACACCAGCAAGGGACCGTGATCCAGTGAAGTTCGAAGACGCGAAGCGCGCAGTCCAGGATGGCCAGCTGCTCCCCATCCTGGACTGCGCCCAGAACGCCAGGGAGGCGGCGGAGCAGACGATCTCCCTGGCGCGCATCGCCCGCGAGTTCCACGGGCGCCGGCTCGGCCAGTTCAACGCGCTGGTCCGCCAGACCGAAGAGGACGCGACCACGCTGGAGGAGCTGCGCGAGGAGAACACGCAGCTGACCTCCGCGCTCGGCGCGGCGAACGAGGAAATCCGGCGCCTGCGCATCGAGAACCACCGGTCGGCGCAGCGCGCGTTCAAGCTCCAGCCGGGCCTGCGCGTCCGGGTCGGCGACCACCTGGGCGAGGTGGTTGACCAGCCGGTGATGGTGCCGGTGCTGTTCGACGGGATGCACGTGACCGGGCGGTTCGACGAGAAGTTCGTTCACTGGGTGCCGCCGACCGGCACGGTCACCGACGGCGCGGGCAAGGTGCTCGGCGAGGCGACCGGGCTGCGCGTGACCCCGCTGGAGCCGCGGGAGGAGGACGGCACGCCGATCCCGTACACGCTGGTCGATCGTCCGGTGCCCGTCGACGGCGAGCGCCGGCGCTTCCATCACCAGCCGGGCGACGCGTCCGACTACCTGGAGGCGCTGTCCGACGAACTCGACCACGGTCCGCGGCGTCCGCTTCGGATCGAGACGATCGCCTCGGGGCACGTGCTCAAGATCCACATCTCGTTCGACGTGCCCGATCGCCGCGGCGAGCTGACCGACCTGCTATTCGTGGCGGAGAAGGGACCGGACGGACGATGAACTACATCTGCATGGTGTGCCGCGACAGCGGGTTCTGCGCGGTCTGCGGCGCGGGACGGTCGGAGTGAGCGGCCGCGAGGGTGTGCGCCTCGTGCCCGCGAGTCAGCGCCTCCCGATCAGGGTGTCGCCGACTCTGCCGACGGAGCCGGCCATGCCCCCGTCGACGTCCCAGCGTCCGTACTCGCCGGGACTGTTTGGCGAGTACGCGAAGGACGCCGTCATGCGGCTCGCCCCTGGTGGCATCTACGCCTGCCCGGTCGAGCCGTGCGACGCCACCTGGGACGTCCCCGAGGTCACGGTGACCGCGGCGCTCGACGCGTCCGGCCAGCACACCGCGGTCTACACGGGTGTCCAGAACGCGGAGGTCGAGCGCGAGGTGCGCGCCCATCTGGAGGGGCACGACGTGGAGGACTGGGTCTTCACGATCCGGCACATCCGCTGCGACGTGACCGACCTGGCGAGCCAGCTCGACGAGGCGCACGAGCGTCTCCGCGCGCACGTGTTCAAGGCGCAGCGCGTCACGGTGCCCGTCTGGCCGGTCCCCGAGGTCGGCGCTACGTCGGCGCTGATCGAGTGGCAGACGGCTCTGCTGTGCGAGTGGGGCGCGAAGTTCATCCGCGCGCGGGAAAACATCCTGAACGACCCCGCGCAGTTCGTGACGCGGATGGAGCTGATCGGCGAGCTGTCCGGGATCCGCGTGGCGCTCTGCCTGCTGCACGGGCTGGACCCGCGGCACGACTCGGACAAGGACGGACCCGCCGACGACATGATCTCGGCGTGGATCGAGCAGCACCCGGAGGTCCGGTGAACGCCAGGCGCAAGATCAAAGACGAGTCGATCCGCTACAACATCACGCTGCGGGTGGGCCGGTACTCGAAGAACTGGAACGGCACGGCGACCGGCCTGCGTGCCGCGGTGCTGGTGGCGTTCGGCTTGGGCCTGCGTCACGTGCCCGGAGTCGACCACAGCCACAACGGGGACGAGGTCCGATGAGGCGACCCCTGCTCGGCCGGTGCGATCTCTGCCGCTGCAAGGTGTGGCAGGGCAGGGACGGCGACGAGCAATACCGGTCGGGCGCCCCGCACCACCACCGGAAGGCGTACGTGGTCCAGGTGGACGACCCGGAGCCCGGTCCCGACCGGGCCTGGTACTGGGAGACGCCCGGCTTCAACCCGGCGTGGCGGTGAGCGGCTGATGGTCACGCGCCGAACGGTGGTGGTCACCTGCGACACGGTGTACCCGAACTGGGGTCCGTGCCGCCTGAAGTGGGAGCAGTCCGACCCGGAGCGCCAAGACCCGACCAAGATCAACTACGACCTGCGCAAGGCGAAGTGGCTGCGCATCGACGGCGTGGACTACTGCCCCGTGCATCACCCGCTGCCCGCCCATCGGCCTACCGACTCGAGTCAGGGGGAGCCCGTGACGGTCCCGGCCAGGCCCTACCACCTGCCGCCGAAGGGCTACGTCCCGCCGGTCCGGTGCCGCGACTGCTGGATCCGCATCTACTTCGGCCCGGTCGTCGGCGGGCACATGTGGCAGCACCTGTCTCCGCCGGAGACCCCGCACCTGGTGGTGATGCGGGAGGCCGGCTGGTTCGACACGGCCACCGGTCGCACCCGCCACGACCTCGGGATGGGCGAGTGAGCACCGTGCGCGTGACCCTGGTCGTCGACGTCGACACGGTGCCGGACCTGCTGCGGACGCTGCGGGCCGCGCGGGACACGATGCGCGCAGGCCACGAGCGGCACGGCATCGAAGACGAGCCCGGCGCGGTCGCCAACATCGCACGCCTTCAGGCGCTGATCGACGCGTGCCCGCCGGTCCCTGCGCCGACACTGGTCAACGCGCTGGACCTTCCGGAGGCGTGGCTTGTGGGAGTACCGGCCACGGATTGGCTCGGCAAGGTGCCGGCCACCTGCGGGCACCCTGCCGATGCGATGTGCCCGCGGTGCTGCAACTGGCCGAAGTGCCCCGACTGCAAGTGGTACCACGACCCGGAGGTGGACTGCCCGTGATCCACCACGTGGTCGTCTGTGACCTGCACCTGACCAGCGGGGAGCGAGTCCTGTTCCAGCACAAGGGGTCGATGCGCACGGTAGAGCGTGCCGCCCACCAGGCCGGATGGCTGACCCTCGGGTGGCCGCGGCTCGACCTGTGCCCCAAGTGCGCGCAGACCGATCGCGGCGAAGCGCCCACGCTGCTGCGCAGCTTCCGACGCCTGCTCGTCGACGCGCTGAGACGGCACCGGTCGTGACCCTGCCCGGCGACCGGCAAACTCAGAGTGCCGTGCGGTCCATCGGTCCAGTTCAGGTAGCCATCCCACCAAGGTTTTCTACGGCTGTAGATCCCGTGACGAAAGGAAATGCTTAGCCATGCGTACGTTCTGGGGAGCCCTGCTCGATCCGGCCGAACGACCCTGGGCGCTGACGTTCTTCCTCGTGTTCTGGGTGCTGATCATGCTGGCGGCCTTGTTCGCCGGGGGCGACACCTCGGGTTGGTAGCGCTGAGTAACCGATCAAGATCAAACTATCCACCTGCACGGGGCTGAGACCCTGACTCGATCACGGAGGGTGAAAGCATGTCCGGAGCGTGGAACCGCTGCTCGGCCGTTCAGTGCTGGTCACCGGTGGTGGACACGCCTGCTGGAGTGCCGCTCTGCCTGGAGCATCGCGAGCAGCTGGCCCGCGAGTTGGGCGCGAAGGCGTCCTCAGTCGTCTACTACCTGACGTGGGACGGGGGCTGCTCGATCAAGATCGGGACGTCGACGCGCCCGCGGCTGCGGTTCAAGCAGCACTCGAAGGATGTGGGCAAGCCGGTCACGGTGCTGGCCGTTCACCCTGGCGGCTACGCCGAAGAGCAGGTGCAGCACGCGCGCTTCCGTGACCTGCTCTTGCCTGGACAGTCCGAGGTGTTCCGCGCGGGTCCGGCGCTGCGCGAGCACGTCGCTTCGGTAAACCACTTCTGGCCGAACTGGGAGGCGCTGGTGTCTGCGATCGAGTCGGCTCGACCTCGGCGCCCGCGTGCCAGTTCGATGATCTGACCGGCCGACTTGCGCTCCCCCTGCCGTAGGGGGTACGCTCATGGCACACCAGGAACGACCGACACCACGGGAGAACCGAGATGGCACACGGCCTGACCGCCAAGCAGTCCGAAGCGATCGAGTACATCGACGCCAACGGCAACGCCGGCCCCTACCGTCAGCGCACCCTAACCTCGCTGGTCGAGCGCGAGTTGATCGCGAGCACCCACCCGTCCAGCACGGACGCGGCTTACAACTACCGGGTCACCGCCAAGGGGTACGCCCTGTTCAGCAAGGTCAACCGGCGGCACGTGAACGGGCGCACCGTGTCCGACCCGAACGCGCCGACCTTCCGCGCGCTCGACGTGGTGGCCTACCGTCGCGACGCCGTCCGCCCCACCCGTCCGGCCAGTGCGCTCGACGCCGTCGACGAGCCGGCCGACCAGGGCACGGTGAACGGGTACAGCGCGAAGCCGGGCCAGCGCGTGTACGTGATCGACGCGAGCGACCCTGAGACCGTGCTCGCCGGGACGGTCCAGCCCGCGAGCCGGCTCTCCGCCGGCGTGATGACCGTCCAGCTCGACGACGGCTCGATCCGCCGGCCCGTGCTCGCGCTGACGTTGGACGGTCTCCGCGCCACCTACGGCGGGTCGGAGGAGTTCGAGACCGCCCAGCGCGAGGCACCTCGGCCCCTCGTGATGCTGCACGACTACCAGCGCGGCGAGGCCATGCACGTGCTCGGCCAGACGTTCGGCGCCGTCGGTGTCGACGGGCTGGAGGAGCTGCTGTTCCGCTACGAGAACGACGACCAGTCGCCGGACGCCCCGTACCGGTCGATCCCGTTCTCGCAGCTGCGCTACTCGCACTACTACGTGGCCATTTGCCCGCACGCCTTCGAGAACCAGGGGGCAGGCTGCCTCACCTGCAACCCGTTCCCGTCGACGGACCACCTGATCGGCCGAATGGTCACCTTGGACCCGATCGACAACCCGCGCCGGGGGACGGTGTCGGGAGTGCTGGCCCGCACGGAGCGGGGGTCTTCCTCGGACCACGTGGTGGGGGTGCTGCGCAGCGGTCACCGGGTGCGGGTGCCGCGCTCGCTGGTTGAGGCCACGCTCGCGAACCTGCCGAAGACCTCGGCGTGAACCCGGCTTGGTCGTGGCTGCTGGCCGTGATCGGCGCCGCGGGCTACCTGCTGGTGGTCCGCGGCGCCTGGGCGGGCCTGCTGGTGGGGCTGCTGGCCCAGCTGTTATGGCTGGCGTACGCGGTGGTGACGGAGCAGTGGGGGTTCCTGGTGTCGGTGTGCCTGTTCGGCGGGGTGAACCTGTGGGGGTTGCGCTCCCACGTCCGTAGGGGGTATGCTTCAACCACACCAGGGACAACCGAGAGGGAGAACCGATCATGACGAACACCAGCACCAGCACCCGCCGACCGGCCACCAACGCCGACCTCACCGTCGACGCGATCGTCTACATGGGCCGCGGCAAGGTGGCCTACCGGGTGTTCACCGTCGTTCGCCCCGGCGTCGTCGGCATGGTCAAGGTGACCAGCAAGAACCAGAACCCGACCCGCTTCGCCAAGTGGACCGCGGCGGAGCTCACCGTTGAGGCCCCCGCGCCGGCCACCGTCGCGGAGATCGACGAGGCGCACAAGATCAACGACGAACTCGACCGCGCGCTGAACGACGCCGCGGCGCTGGCGGAGCGGATGCGGGCCGTGCCCGCCAACGCGGTCAACGAAGACCAGCTCGTGGACATGCTCCAGAACTCCGGCGTCTACCTGGACCTCGTGCACGCGGCGCTCTACCGGCTCCGCACCCGCGAGACGACGGCGCTGACCCAGGGCGCCACCACCTGGCAGTTCCGCAAGCTGGAGGCGGACGTGTTCGTGGTGGAGGCGGTCCCCTCGGCCCGCCGGTTCCGCGCCGGCCACTAGCCCCTGACCAGCGGGGCACCTGCACCCTTCCCCGGTGCAGGTGCCCCGCTTCCCCGTTCAAGATCGAGAGGAACCCGACGTGACGGCCCAGAGTCCCGCCGACCAGACCGCCGACCAGCTCGACGAATTCGGCGACCACGTGCACGCCTACGCCACGCAGCACGGCGTTGAGCCCGATGGCCGCGCGGCCATGCTTGCCCACGTGAGCGTGCCACTGCCCGCGCACCTCGTGCTGCGCCTGTGGCACCTGGCGCGCACGGCGAGTCGTCAGCTCCGCGTGCTGTCCGAGATCGCCCGCGCACAGGGCGACCGGGTCCGACAGCTGGAGGCGCAGACCGGCGCACAGCAACTGGAGCTGTCGCAGCTGCGCGGCACGGAGTCCGAGCGGCTGGAGGCGCTGTCCCGCTGGGCGGTCGGGTTCGCCGCTGAGAACGACGTAGAGCCGTCGAAGTGGCCGGCGCTGGTGGACGCTCAGCGTCGGCACGATGAGGCGCTGTGGGCACGCCTGGACACCGATCGTCAGCGCCTGGAGTCCTACCGCCTGGAGGTGCTCGCGGTGGCGGAGCAGGTGCGGACCATGGAACCGAAGGGGCCCGGCGGGCTCGACGTGGAGCAGGTGGGTCGGGTGCTGCTCGCGCTGGACCGGGCGTACCGCAAGTCGCGGAAGTGAGTCCGAAGGGGGTATGTATTCATTGGCTATGAATCCAAACTAATTTCCGTAGGGGGGTTGCATCGGTCTGCCCGTAGGGGGTATGCTTTGGGTACACCAAGGGACAACCGATCAGGGAGAACCGAAATGACGAACACCACCCCCGCCCCCTTCCCCGCCACCGACCACATGATCGGCGTGCACGCGAGCCTGGAGCGGATCGGCGCGAAGCGCGGACAGGGCAACATCCCCGGCGTGATCGTCAGCGTGGACCCCGCCCCCGCCGGCGCGAAGATGACCACCGCGGTCGTCCGGGCTGACGAGGACGGTCAGGAGTACGTGGTGCGGGTGCCGCGGGAGATCGCCCAGCAGCGCTAGCCGGAGGGCTGCCCCGCCTGGTCGCCAGGCGGGGCAGCGTCCTGACCAGCCATGGAAGCGCTCTCACGAACTTTCTCGGACAGGGGGTTGCATACCCCCCACACGGTGGGGTATGCTTCATACATGACGACGACGAAGAACACCGCAGAGGCCACCGCCACCCCCGCCCAGTCCGCCTACCTGACCAGGCTCCGCGTGGAGCTGAAGATCACCGGCAACCGGATCACCCTCCGCAAGGCGCCCGCGGGCTCGGCCGGGACGATCATCGTCACCGAATACGACAAGGCCAGCGGCGACAAGGCGACCGCGCTGGTCAGCCAGGACGGCACGGTTACCTTCCCCTGATCTCCCCGCCCCGCCGGTGAGGCCCACCGGCGGGGCGGGTGTCCCACCCTCTCCCACCTGTCCGACCCGAGTGGAATGGATCGATAGCCGATGAATGCATTTCTCGCCCGGACCCCCGGCGCCGGCGAGCTGCCCCCCGGCGCGCTCGACTACGCCTGGGTCGCCCTCACCGCGGCGACCGGCTACCTGATGGCCAACCCGTGGACGTGGGTGGTGGGCGCGGTGCTGGCGGGGCTCGCGCTGCGCGGGGGCAAGCGGAGGTAGATCGATAGCCAATGAATACATACCCCCTACGGGTTGCGCTGCGGCGACCGTAGGGGGTATGCTTATGCCATCACCGGAACAACCGCCAGGGAGAACCGACATGCCGAAGCTCATCGCCCCGCCCGCCCACCTGAAGAACTTCGACTTGGACGCGTTGGTCTTCAACGTGGCTGAGGTCGAGCCGTCCGAGGTCAAGACGTTCCCGATCATCACGGGCCGCTGGTACGTCAACACCACGACCGGCGTGCACGCGCGGACCCTGTACGACTCCCAGGCGGACGTCACGTTCGCGGAGGTGTGGGCGCCGTTCTACCCGGACACCACCCCGGACCGGAACGCACACGGCAACGTGGGCCTCACGCCCGGCGCCCGCCGGAAGGCAGAGCGTTCGGTCCGCGCGCACCTGGCCCGCACGGACTGGTGAATCCATACCCCCTACGGTCTTGCACTCGCAGGACCGTAGGGGGTATGCTTGTCGTACAGGGACAACCGCACCAGGGAGAACCGCCATGACGCAGACCACCGCCCCCGCCTTCCGCTACATCGGCATCACCGACGAGTGCGTGGAGTGCCAGTGCTGCGGCAAGACCGGGCTCCGCTCGACCGTCATCCTGGCGGTGCTCGACGCGGACCAGAACGCGGAAGACGTCACCTACTACGGCTCGACGTGCGCGGCCCGCGCGCTCGCCGTCAAGGGTGGCGGCCGCGCGGTGCTCCAGTCCGCGCGCTGGGCGCACGAAAAGACCCTGACGGCGGCAGAGTCCGCCCGCCAGGCGCTCGCGTTCTACGGGCTCCCTGAGGTCGGTACCCCTTCGCTGCGCGAGCTGCGCGAACCACTGTGGAAGTACGTCGACGCGCACTCGAACGCCATGTGGATGGAGGGCAGCACCGCGGACGAGAACCGCGCTCGCCTGGTGGAGTCGCTGGGCCGCTGGCAGGCCCAGCTGGCGGAGGCCGCGCTGCTCACTCGGGCCGCGGCGTGAGGTACCTGTTGGAGGTGACGGTGCGGCCCGCGGACTACGTCCAACAGTCGCACCGTCCCCGGACGGAACACACGATCGAACGGGTGTTCGAGTTCGTGGAAGCGGCGAGCTCGCCGTTCACGGTGTCCGAGTGCTGGCGGGCCGCCTACGGGTCGTACGGGTGCGTGCGCGCCACGCTCGCGTCGATGCGGCAGAACGGGCTGCTGACATGCGTGAATCCGGGCCGGTCGCCGGCGCGCTACATCCGCTCGGATCACGGGGTTGCGCACCCCGCACCGTAGGGGGTATGCTTATCCCACAGGGACAACCGAGCAGGGAGAACCGCCATGCTGAACACCACCGCCCACCGCGCCGGCATCGCCACCGTCGAGATCAACCCCGCCGACCTCGCCGACCTGATCGGCGCCCCCCTGCTCGACCCCATCGCCACCCGCACCGTGCACCCCTCCCGCGCCATCCTGGTCCGCGCCTACGAGGCGGCCCTGTCCCGCTACGTGGCCGCCAGCGACCCCGACGAGCGCCTGGTGCACCTGGTGGACGCTCGCGACGCCGGCCGCGCGCTCGACGCCTACGGCCACGTGTTCGACGCCGACGTGGTGATCGACCGCGTGAACGCCCGTCACGGCGTCGCCTAAAATCCGTACCCCCTACCGGTTGCGCACCCCGGCCGGTAGGGGGTATGCTTGTGTCACACCACGGAACAACTCCACGGAGGAGAACCACCATGATCGCGAGCAACCGCCACCGTCGCGCCCAGCTCCGCACCGTCACCCGCAACGTGCGCGAGCAGCGACGTGCGGCCAAGCGCATGACGCTCGCCGTCGTCGCCCCCGTGCGGACCCAGCTGCTCGCCGTCGGTGTCGACGCCGCGACGGCCCGCCGGTTCGCCCCCGCGTTCAGCCGCGGCCTCGTCCGGGCCGCGACCGGCACCACCGTGATCAAGCTGCACGGGCGCCGGACCAAGCGGGTAGAGGTCAAGCTCTACGACCGGTCGCGGTTCTTCGACCGCCTGGCCACCTACCGCCCCGCGAAGGACGCGAACGCCCGGCGCGTGTTCGCCCGCGCGTTCGCCGCGCTGGTCGAGTCGACCCCGGTCACCGTCGACGTCCGCCCGGCGGCCTGAACCACCTGTACCGATTCAGAAACACCCGACCCGAGGGGACCCTCATGCTCGTGACCCTGCTCGCTGCCCTGCTCCAGTTCGTCGCTACCTGCTGCTGCGGCTGCAACTGCGGCAACCAGGTGGCCGCCGGTCAGCCCATGTGCACGCCGTGCGCGAACGGCAATTGCCCCTGATAGCCTGACCACCTCACGCAGCACGTACCAGGCCGAAAACCCCCCGCACTCCGCACCGGAGGGCGGGGGGTTTCTTCGCGTTACGATCAGCGAGGAACTCGCCCCTCGGGAAGGACCCTCACCATGGCCCGACGCTCTGTCCCATCCGCCCCCGCCGTCGAGACGGTGCCCGTGCCGACCGCGCTGCGCTGGCACGCCTGGTACCCGGCGCTGTTCGTGCTGCACGGCGACCAGCGGAAGATCCTCCGCAACTGCAAGGTGTTCGCCGCCGACACCGGCCTGTACGTCTACCGGACTGACCCGGCCGACCTCCGCCAGGTGGACGCCGCTACCCCCGACTGGTACTCGGCGATCGACTACGACAAGACAGCGAAGCCTGCCGACGACCAGACTGCACGGAACACAGGTATCCGGATCCACACAGCCGCCGGCCAGGTGACCATCACGCCTAGGGCTGGATGCTCGTGTGCAGGGCAGACGCTGAAGGGTTGGTTCCCCGAGTGGGCGCACGTGATGCACGAGTGGAAGCCGTGAGGCGCTGGTCTACGCGATCCTCGGCCACGCTGGCGGGGCTCGCCGTCAACGGGCTCGCCGCGTACCGGATCACGCGGCTGCTCCAGCGCGACAGCCTGCCCCCGCTGCCCGCGGTCCGTGAGCACCTGACGAACAAGTACGGGCACCTGCCCGTGGCCGACCTGATCGACTGCCCGTGGTGTCTGGGGTTCTGGGTGTCCGCGGGTGTCGTCGCCGCGAGTGCCTCCCCGTACCGGCGCGTGTGGGCTCCGCTCGCCGCGGCGCTGGCACTGTCCGCCGTGGTCGGCCTGGTCTCCACGCACACTCACGACTAGGGGGCCGTTGTGCCGCTGATCGACCGTGTCCGCGCCTCCGGGGCTGCCTTGGCGGGCAAGGCTCCGAAGCTGCCACCCCCGCCTGAGCGTCCGGGCGGGGGTGCTGTGCTGACGGCGGCAGGGGTCAAGATCCAGCCGTCGACGTCGCCGGACCAGCTGCGCGCGTTGGCCGCGATCCGCCAGCGCTGGCAGTCCCAGGCGTGGGGGTACCGCGAGCTGATCCCGGAACTCCGGTACGCGCTCCGGTTCCGGGCGGGCGCTATCGCGCGCATCCGGCTCTACGCCGCCCAGGTGAACCCGGACCCGACCGACGACGAGCCGATCGCTCTGTCGCTGCGGCTATCCGACGACGAGGACAAGCGCAAGCGGGTGACGATCTCGCCCGACCTCGCGCAGGCCGCGGAGGAGGCGCTCGCCCGGCTGCCCCTGTCGGACGGGATGAGCTTCCTGGGTCGCTGGTCGGAGAACTTCGACACCGCGGGCGAGGCGTGGCTACACGGGTTCGTGGACTACCAGACCGGCGAGGAAACGTGGAAGATCCGCTCGACCTCGGAGATCGAAGTCTCGGCGGACGCGCGCACGGTGATGCTGAAGGACCCTTCGCTGCTCGGCGCACAGCGTCGGCTCGACCTCGGCGTGGCCGGCTACGGCGAGCAGGAAGACACGCCCGGCACGGAGGAGCTGTACCGGCTGTGGATCGAGCACCCGGAAAAGGCGCACGAGGCGGACTCTTCGTTGCGGTCGATGCAGACGGTGCTGGAGGACATCGTGCTAGCGGGCCGCGAGCTGCGCGCGGCGAGTCGGTCGCGGATCGCGGCTAACGGCCTGCTGCTCGTGCCGCGCGGGCTCACCCTGCCGATCAACACGAGCGAGGACACCGACCGGCCGGACGACTCGAAGATGGCGCGGGACCTTCAGATCGCGCTGGTGAGTCCGATCAGCAACGAGGGGGATGCGGGCAGCGTCGCGCCGATCATGATCACCGGTGAGACGGTGGACCTGAAAGAGGTCCGCCACCTCACCTTCGCCCGCGAGGACTCGCCGACCCTGCTCGGCAAGCAGCAAGCCGGCCTGACCCGCATGGCCAACGGGCTCGACGTCCCACCCGAGATCATCACCGGCATGTCGGACGCGAACCACTGGTCTGCCTGGCAGATCGACGCGGCGACCGCGCGGCACCACATCGAGCCGTCGACGCGGCTCATGGTCGACAGCCTCACGACGGCCTACCTCCGCACGACCCTGCTCGCCCAGGGGTTCAGGCTCGAAGAGGTCCGCCTGGTCGTGGTCTGGTACGACCTCGGGGGGTTGACGGAGAACCCGAACCGGCGACAGGACGCGATCGACGCGCGCAAGACCGGCGATATCGGCCCTGCCGCGTTCCGCAAGGCGCTCGGCTTCAACGACGAGGACGCGCCCACCCCTGAAGAGATGCTCTACATGATCGCTATGAACAGTGGCATGGACCAGACCACTGCGACCGCGATCCTGGCGGCGTACGCGAGGCACGTCTCCGAAGGGAAATTGGAGATCGACGTGCCGGACGTGTCTGCCGCTGTGGCGGCCGCGGGTCGACAGCCTCCCGCCGTGGGGCCGGCGCCGGTCCAGCCGGGCGACGCGCCGGGGTCGACTCCCGATACGGCTCCGAGCGGCATCGCGGCGAGTGCTCATGGAAGCGCTCTCACGGCCACGGCCAGCGCGGACGCCGTATCCGGACGCGAGATCCCGATCATCCACAGTGGACTGACGGCGGCCGCGGACCCCGAGTTCACCTACCGCCTCGCGCTCGAAGAGGCCCGTGCGCTGATGGAGACCGACCGCGCCATCCGCGCCCAGGTGCACGCCGCGGCAGAGGCCGCGCTCGTGCGAGTGCTGGAGCGCGCCGGGTCCAGGCTGCGCAGCAAGGCGACCGCCGACCGCGAGCTGTCCCTCAGCCTCCGCGGCGCCGACCCGTTCACGGTGCTGCACACCATCGGCCGGACCCGCGCGTTCGCGCTCGGCGGCACCGATGAACACCTGCTCGCCGACGCCTTCCGCGAGCTGGAGGAGGTGTTCGTCAACCTCGTGACCCTCGGCATCTCGGCCATCGTGGACCGCGTGCTGCGGATGCTCGGCCTGAAGCGGGACTCGGGTCCCGGCAAGACGGTCGCCGGGCGCATGACCCAGCGCATGACCAGCCGCATCGACGAGGGCTGGGCCAGCCTGCACGGGACGCTGCTCGACCGGGCGCGCGAGAAGATGTTCGGCGACGGCCCGCCCGACAGCGACGAGGGCGAGCTGATGGCCGGCGCGGTCCCGGCCTACGCGGTCCGCACGGCGCTCGCCATCGTCGGCGGGCTCGACGAGTCGACCGGCGGGCTCGACGAACTCGGCCGGTCCGTCGACGGCGAACCGGTCGGCGGGCTCGCCAACGGCGACACCGTCACCCGCGAGGTGGAGGAGGCCGGCGGCGTCGCGGTCGGCTACACGTGGGTGTACGGGATCACGCCGCTGCACCGGAAGTTCGACCCGCACCTGGACTTGGAGGGCAAGCGGTTCGCCGACTGGTCGGATCCCATCCTGGACACGATCGACAACTACGGCGGCCGCTACGCGTGGGTTGGCCCGCACTTCCGGCCCGGCGACCACGGCGGCTGCATGTGCGACTACGTGCCCGCCTACGCGCTGCCCGCCTACGCCGACCAGGTGGACCAGCGGCTCCGGGTGCCCACGAAGGGAATGGCGGAGATCATCGCGCTGGCGGAGGGCGACGACCGCGCGGGCCGCACCGGCACGACGGCGCAAGAGCAGCGGGCGCGCTGGCAGCACATCCAGGATCTTCAGGCCCGATTCATCACCAAGGGAGGCGCGGCGTGACCGCACCAGTGATCGACACCGACGCGCCCGTGGCGGACGTCCCCGAGAACGCGGTACCCATCCGCCTGCCCGTGATGGCGATCGAAGGGATGCCGACCGCTGACGGCAGGCTGCTGGAGGTCGGCGCCATCGGACACCGTGCCTTGCCGCTGAGCCTGCTCGCGCAGACCCGCACGCCCGACGGCGGCGACGGCCACGACAACGCGGACATTGTCGGCGCGGTCACCGGCATGACCCGCTTGCCCGGCCCGTCGGTGATCTCGCGGCAGACGAACGAGCCCTTCCCGGAAGGGACGTTCGTGTGGTCCGGCGTCGGGTGGATGTACAACGACGTGCCCGCCTACCGCATGGTCAGGGACCGGGCGCTCTCCGGGAACTCGATCGACCTCTCGGCCGTGGTCGCGGAGCTGATCTACCCGGAGGGGTCCGAGGACGACCCGGAGGCGGAGCCGATCGGCGTCCGCATGACGGAAGGCACGATCGCGGCGACCACGCTCGTGGCCCAGCCGGCGTTTCCCGACGCCTACATCGAGATGGACGGCGAGCTGCTCGTTCCCGAGGGTGGTCAGGTCATCACGGCGTCGGCGATCTCGTGGCGCGCGGGCGAGCTGGGCGACGCGTGCGTGCCGTGTTCGGTGCTCGCCGACGACCCGGACCCCGTCGAGCCCGTGACCGATTCAGAGGACCCAGAAAACCCCAGCTCGCCGGACGAGGTGGACGACGACGAGGTGCCGGAGCACCGCACCGACGGCATGGTCGCGCTCGTCCCGGCCGACCCGGAGGCCTACGCCGTCCCCGGTGGCGCCCCGGCCAGCGAGCTGCACGTGACCCTGGCCTACCTCGGCGACCGGGTGGACACCTGGACCGACGAGCAGCGGACCGCGGTGCACGAGGACGCGCGACAGCTCGCCAGCGCGTGGGGTTCCGCGCCCGCGGATGGAGCCGGCGGCGAGCGCGCCCGCGTGTTCGCGCACGCCATGTTCAACCCGGACGGCGGACCCGACGGCGACATGACCCCGTGCGCGGTCTACCTGCTCGGCGACTCGGAGAGCCTGTCTGCGCTGCGCTACGCCGTCGTCGACGGACTCAAGCAGCGCATCGGCGACGCCGACTGGCCCGACCAGCACGAGCCGTTCGTGCCGCACATGACCGCGGGCTACGGGCTCGACCTCTCGGCCCTGTCGCTCACCGGCCCGATCGAGTTCGACCGCATCCGCGTCGCGATCGGCGGCGAGGTCACCGACTACCCGTTCGGCGGGGGCGAGGCGATCGTTGCGGCCGCTATCCCCACGCTGCCCGCCTACGCGTTCGAGCAGCCGGAGCCCGACCACTACCAGGCGATGACCGTGCGAGAGGGGCCGGACGGGCTGCTGCTCGTGTCCGGCCACGTCGCCGCGTGGGGCGCCTGCCACATCGGGTTCGCCGGAGAGTGCAAGCTCGCGCCCCGGTCGCAGACCGACTACGCGTACTTCCACACAGGCGAGGTGCGCACGGAGCGCGGCGAGCTGGCCGCGGGGGTCATCACCATGTCCCGCGACCCACAGGTGGAGGGGCACGCGAGCACGGCGCCGCGGGTCAACGGGCGGCAGGCTGCGCTGCACTACGACAACGTGTGCACCGCGGCCGCCGACGTGCGCGCGGTGGACGGCCGTCACGGTATCTGGGTGTCCGGCGTGCTGCGCGGGAACCTGTCCTCGGAGGAGGTGCACACCTTCCGCATGTCCGGCCCGTCCGGCGACTGGCGTCGAATCCGCGGCTCGCTGGAGATGGTCGCGGTGCTCCAGGTGAACACTCAGGGGTTCGTCGGTCCGCGGGCACTGGTGGCCGGCGGCGAGGTGGTCGCGCTCGTGGCGGCTGGTCGCCCTCGGCCGTCGACGGAGCCGGAGGCGCCCGCTGCCCATGGGGATGCCGACGTTGCCGAGTTGGCGAGCTGGGTGCGCGAGCAGCGCAACGGCCAGCTGCACGCGGCCGCGGTCGCGGAGCTGGGCGGGATCGACGTCGACGCGCTCCAGGCGGAGGCGCTCGCCGACCTCGACCGATGGGCCGCGCTGCTGGACTGATTCCCTCGAGGGATTGTTGAAATCTGAACTACACCTCGAGGGATCCCCGAACACAGAACGGCCCGTCCCGGTCACCCGAGACGGGCCGTTCCTGTCGTTCACCCCTGAACCACGCTCCACGAGCAGCAGGGCAGAGCCTACGCGTCGGCGCCGTACGCCTTGTCGCGAGCCCTGCGCAGCGTGCGGATCGCGCGGTTGCAGCCCTCGCGGTCGAGCTGGATCGCGAACTGCACCACGGGCTCGCCGAACGCGTAGCGCATGTGCCCGGCCAGCACGTTCACGATCCGGTTCACGTCGTCGTCACTCAGGTTGGGGAGCGCGCTCGACGCGACCAGCGCCCGCGTCCGGAGGTAAACGTCCGACTCGTTCGGGTTGGCGATCATGGCGTCGGTGCCCTCGCGGTTCGACGACACCTGCACCCAACCATCGGGCTGCTCGTCCTCGTGCAACGGGGTGGGGCCGGACGACCAGCCGATCTCCAGGAACGGCTGCGGGGGCTGCACTTCTTCGCCCGGCATGGTGGACCGGTTGTGTCGGTCGTGGATCTTCTCGTGCGGCATCGTGTTACCTCCATCGTTCACCCATAACGGGGGCCTTAACGGGCCGCGCTCATCGTACCTCGTTTGACAACCCCCGCCCATAGGGGGTACCGTTCGCAGGGCAAGGGGAACAACGGACCACGGAGGACCCAAACGTGAAAAGCCTTCCGAAGAACCGGCGCGAGGCCGCCGACCAGATCGGCTTTCGACTCATCGCCGCGAACCTGCTGCCTCCCGGAGCCAAGCCGAACATCGTCGTGATCGCGCCGCAGCACGGCGACTACATCGCGGTGAACGCCCCGGCCGGGGCGAGCCAAGAGGCGTGGCGCGAGGTGCTCGCCGCGCTACCGTGGCGTGTCCGGCTGGAGCTCGCACACTCGGGATCGCAGGGCACCACGTTCCGCGTGTACCCGGCACCCGACGACAATCCGCCCCCCGCCGACAGCTAGGAGACGCTCGTGCACATCCCGGTGGAGGCGCGCGTTCGGTGCGACAAGTGCCGTGCGTCGGTCGTGTGGTGCGAGACCGCGGCGAAGTCGCGCGGTATCCCGGTCACGGTCGCGGTGGACATCGAGCCGACCACGGAAGGGCTCGCGCTGCACGAACAGGTGATCATCTCGGTCACCTCGGGGGGGAAGTACTTCGCCGGAGGGTTCGCCACCCGCGCGAAGCGTGACGCGGCCGCGGCAGCCGGAGTGCAACTGCACATGCCGCACAAGAGGACTTGCCGTCCACCGCGCTCGCAGTGGACGAAACGCTAGAAGGGGGATCCATGTTCCGCATCGATCGAAGAGGCGCCGTAATCGGCTTGGCCGTGTCCGCCGGCGCGGTGCTCGCCGCGCTGCTGACCGGCTCGGCCGGAGCAGAGGGCGACACGCCCGTGCAGCGCCGTGACATCGTCGTCCGCCAGGCGACCCCGTCCGCTCCGTCGGTGAACCTGACGAGCGACGACCCCGGCGCCGTGCACGGCGCGGTGTCCGTGCCCGTCGACGGTGCGGTTCAGTCCAGCGCGACCGACCGGGCTCCGGTCCAGCTTGTCGCCGACGACCCGACCACCCTGCCGCCGGCGCCGGTCGCCGACGAGCCCGACCCGACCACGGAGGCGCCCGCCCCGCCACCCCCGCTGATCAACACCCCGGACCCGACCCCGACGATTCCGGCCAGCCCGGAGAACACCCCTATCCAGACCCCTACCCTCGCCCCCACGAACTGACCGGAGACTGAACCCGATGGCTGAACAGATCGAACTGCCCAACCCGTACCTGGACGACCAGGCGGACACGAAGAACCGCGCCGGCCTGATGTACTCGGCGCTGAGCACCCTCGCCATGACGCGCCTCCACCACCCCGTGCAGACGGAGGACTTCACGGCCATGCTCGTGCAGGTGGCGATCGGCGCCGTCGTGGGTCGCCGCGAGGACGAGAGCCGCGAGGACAGCGCGAGCCGCGGCGCCAAGGCGATCGCGTGGGGCCTGTCGCTCGCGGTCCACAGGCTGGCCGGCCAGGAAGTCGACTTCACCGACCCCGACCCGGTGCCGGCCGATCACGTGTGCAACTGCGGCGCCGACCACCTGGCGCAGCAGCGGACGAAGGATGCGTTCTTCGCGGCGTCCGTCGACGGCAACCCGGACACCGCCGTCTCCGTCCTGGTGAACGCCTTCGGCAGTCAGGACCACGTGCAGGCCGACATGGTCGAGCGGTTCGGCCCGATGCAGAAGAACCACGTCGAACGGTTCTACCTGGCACAGCTGTTCGACGACGCGGTCCAGCGGCTGTCGGAGAAGATGTACGGCCACGCCGCCTGATCGACCGCACAGACGTAGGCCCCCTGCCGTGGCACCGGCAGGGGGCCTACTTGCGCGCGTGCACAACTCCGCGACGGCCGCTCGTGCTCGCCCCTACGATCACCGGAAACGGGGCACCACCCGCGAGACGGCCTAGCCGCTCTCCGTAGTCCGGCCTAGCTGGATCGTCCCGCCTGGACCGAACTGCACAAGAGGGGATAGCACTCGTGGACTACAACGAAGTGATTGGCCGCCTCGCCGAAGCGACGGATGCGGAGCTGCGCGAGGCGCTCGCCGCCGTTGCCGCGGCTGGCGACCAGTACCGGTCGGGTCCCGTCACGGCTGAGACCGTCACGGCAACGGCTGCGCTCGCGGTCGCCGCGGGCAAGCTGTCCGGCGAGCGCATTCGCCGCGAGCAGCTGGCCGAAACGCAGAGGGCGCAGCTGGCCGAACTGGCGCAGCTGTCCGAGCTGCCCGCCGAGACGCCGCCTGCCGCCGACCCGCCCGCGGAGCCGGACCCGGCGCCCGCCGACCCGCCCGCCGCAGACCCGCCGGCCCCCGTCGAGCCTCCGGCCGCACCCGAGAACGGAGCACCGGCCGTGGTCGCTGGAGCTGGCCCCCGTCGCCCTGTGGGCGCGATCCCCTTCGCCGGCCAGCAGCCGGCCGCCCCGGCGCAGTACAAGCGGTCGCGCACCACTGCCGCCGTGCTGACGGCTCTGCCGGGCGCGAACGCGACGGACGCGGACGTCGCCACCCGCGAGGGTCTGGCGACCGTGTTCGCCAACCGTCGCCGCGGCCTGTCCGACTCGGCACCGGTCGGCAAGATTCCGCTCGTCAAGGTCACCTACGGGTTCGACGAGGCGCGGCACCTGCGCGCCAACGCGACCCCGTTCGAGAACCTGCGCAAGCTGGAGGCCGTCGTTGACGACGCTCGCGGTCGCCACGCCGTCGACAACGCGCTGGTTGCCGCCGGCCTGTGCGCCCCCCTGGAGGTGCTCTGGGACGTGCCCGTGGTCGGTGACGCCGATCGTCCGGTGCGCGACTCGCTGGCCCGCTTTGGCGCCGACCGTGGCGGTATCACCTACCGCGGCGCGGTGGACGGCGTGCTCCAGACCGGCGGTATCGGCAACTGGACGGAAGCCCAGGACGTCGCGGACCCGATCGTCCCGAAGACGTGCTTCGCGGTCACCTGCCCCGGCCTGCTGACGGCTGAGGTCGAGGCGATCTACGCGTGCCTGGAGTTCTCGAACATGAGCACCCGGTTCGACCCGGAGCTGATGGACGCGCAGATCCAGTCCCAGATGATCGCGCACGCGCGCATCGCGGAGAACAAGATCCTCACGGCGATGACGGCGGCGAGCAAGCCGCTGTACACCAACCGCCTGCTCGGCGCGGTGCGTGACCTGCTGACCACGATGGACAAGGTCACGGCGTACTACCGCAACGTGCACCGCCTGAACGACGCGCCGTCGCTGCGCGCCATCCTGCCCGCGTGGGCGCGCAACCTGATCCGCGCGGACGTCACGCGGCAGATGGTCGGCGACGGCCTGATCTCGCTCGCCGTGACGGACGCGATGATCGACGACTGGTTCCGCGTCCGCAACATCAACATCACCTGGCACCTGGACGGCATCAACCCGGCCGACCTTACGGACCCGACCCCCGACGTGGTCACGGCGAACCAGCTCTACGCGCTGGCGGGCGCCTCCACGGAGGTGCCCGGCTTCCCGAGTTCGGTCAACATGCTGCTGTACCGCGAGGGCGACTGGCTCTACCTGGACGGCGGCGAACTCAACCTCGGCATCGTGCGGGACTCGGAGACGAACTCCGAGAACCGGTTCCAGACGTTCTCCGAGGAGTTCTCCACCGTCACGCACCGCGGCATCGAGCCGCTTGCGATCTACGCGCAGGTCGAGCCCACCGGCCAGAGCGCGGCCACCGTCTCGACGGCGTCCGCCGCGGACTAGTCGGCAGACCGGCGGTCGGGTGATTCGCTCGCCCGGCCGCCGGTCCGGCACTCCCGAAAGGAGTAGGGGATGTTCGTCCCCATCGAGCCGATCGCCGCGTCCGCCCCATCCGGCGGTCTGCGCCGGTCGACGACCGAAGTTCGCGACGGCGCTCGCTGGGAATCCGGGTTCGCCTGGCTTCCGGAGCGCTGTCCGACCGCGCGCACGTTCGACCCGTGCGCGGGCAACGTGGCCGAGATCGTCACGGCCACCGTCACCGGTGGTCCCACCGGCGGCACGATGACGTTCTCGGTCGGTGCGCAGACGACGGCGGCGACGGCGTTCAACGCCGCGGCTTCCCTCGTGCTGACCCGGCTGGAGGCGCTGTCCAACGTCAACCCCGGAGACCTCACCGTCTCGGGTCCGGCCGGTGGCCCGTACGTCATCACCTGGCGCGCGGACATCGTGGACCCGCCGACCATCACCGCCAACGGTGCCGGCCTCACCGGCGGCACTGCGCCCGCCGTCAACGTGGTGACCACGCAGGCCGGCTCCACGGTCTACGGGGCTCGGCACGGCGACAACTCGGCGGAGCAGGTCTACCACCGCCCGGTCGGGTTCCGAGTCGACCGCACCTGCACGACGCTCGGCGGCGCCGTGCAGGTGGACGAGGAGTCCGTGCGCAAGCAGGCAGACGCGATCACCTCCTACGAGATGGCGCGCGAGCTGTGGACCGGCGAGCGCACGCAGGCCAACCCGTTCGTCATGCCGGAGGGTGGGTCCGACACCAACCGGTACCTCGCGTCCGCCGACGCGACCGTGATCGCCGGCGGCTTCACGCCGCTTGACGGGCTCGGCGTGGTGGAGGAGGAGGCGCGGGCCGGAAACCTCGGGATGGACGTGGTGATCCACGTACCGATCCAGCTGGTGCCGCACATCGCGGAGGCCCTGGTCCGCACCGGCAACATCCTGCACACCCACACGGGCGCGCTGGTGGTCGCCGACGCCGGCTATCCGGGCACGAGCCCCGAAGGTGAGTTGGAGGAGGATCGGCGCTGGATCTACGCGACCAGCACCGTCAACCATCGGCTGTCCGAGATCATCACGGACGCGTTCGTGGACCAGCGTGCGAACCGGCGGACCGTCGTCGCGGAGCGCCTGTTTGCCACGTACTTCGACCCGTGCACCCACTACGGTCTAGCGGTCGTCGTCCCGACGCCTGCTGCTGACCCCGCGTAAGGAGAGCGAACGTGGCTGGAGAATGGGACGGCAGCGGGAGTCTCTTCGCGCTGGGCGTCCGCATGACCAACATCAACACGGCCGGCGTGCCGATCGTCGGCGCGAACCAGGCCTACGTCACCGACTCGCTGGTGACCGTGTCCATCGGGCTGGAGTACGAAGAGGGCGAGGAAATCACGCAGAAGAACGGCTCCGGCCGAATCTGCATGTCCTACCGTGCCCCGGACACCCTGAAGCGAGGGACGATCTCGGAGCTTCAGGTCTGCACGCCTGACCCGAACTTCCTGGTCTTCGCCATGGGTGGCGACACGATCGAGATCCCTGCCGTCGCGGAGGTGCAGACCGGCACGATCACCGGCACCCCGACCGGCGGCACGTTCACCCTGACCTACCTGGGTGACACCACGGCGCCGATCGCGTACAACGCCGTGTTTGGCGTGGTGCAGACGGCGCTGCTCGCGGGCACCAGCCTGGACACGGGCGACGTGGTCGTGACCGGCGGCCCCGGTCCGGGCACGCCGTACGTGTTCACGTTCAACACGTCGCTGGGCAACCCGGCCGTGCTGACCGCCGACGGCTCCGGCCTCACCGGCGGGTCGTCCCCCGCCATGGCGATCACCACGACCACGCCCGGCACGGACCTGCCGACCACCATCGGCTACCGGGCGCCGCTCGTGGGCTCCGACCCGAAGCCGAACGGCATCGGGCTGGAGTTCTGGACCAACGCCATGTCCGACGGTGCGATGACGGCGAACCTGCCGTACCTGCACTGGGTGCTCGGTCGTGCGAGGATCCGGCCGTCGGACGCGTGGAAGGCTGGCGCGGAGGACCCGCTGCTGCCCGCCTTCGAGGGGTTCTCCGAGCAGAACGCCAACTTCGGCGACGGCCCGGTGGGCGACTGGCCGTACCCGTCCGACCGTGTGTGGCAGTTCGCACGCGTCGCGACCCTGCCGGACCTCACGCCAGGGTTCGTCGACGTGCTGGCGGACGTGTAGACCTCCGGTCCCGAGACCGGCGGACGGGTGAGGAAGGGGGCCGGAGGCGAGCAGTCGTCTCCGGCCCTTCCCTTCGATCGAGAGGAAAGCCGCGGTGGCCCAGTCCAACGCAAGCAAGGCGGTCGCAGAGGACGCCATCGGGGCCGTTGCCCGGTGGTTCTCGCTGCACACCGCGGACCCTGGCACGACCGGGGCGAACGAGATGGCCGGCACCGGCGCGGCGCGCGGTCAGACGACGTGGAACGCGGCCAATCCGGCGACGGGCACCAAGGCAGGATCTGAGGCCGTGATCGGCGCGGCCGCCGGCACTGCCACGCACTGGGGCCTGTGGACCGCGTCCTCCGGCGGCACGTTCCACGCGGGCGGCGCGTTGACCGTCCCCGAGGTCTACGGCGCCCCCGGCACGTACGGTCTCACCCCGACGATGACCTAGGAGTTCCTGACGTGACCGACTGGGACCTGTTCGGCGCTACGTCGGGTCCGGCTACCACGACGGTGGACGGCACCAACTCCTACACGCTCGGCGTCGAGTGGAGCGTGAACACGGGGAGCCGGTGGCTGAAGGGCTACCGGGCGTGGCGGCCGCCGGACCTCGGCGTCGTGGGGCCGCTGTCCGCGCGCACGTGGGAGTCCGTCGCGGAGTCGCCCGTGGCGAACACGGACGCCGCGTTCACGCTGTCCGGTGGCGGGTGGCAGACGGTGCTGCTCGCGACCCCGCAGCCCCTCACTCCGGGTACGCGGTACCGGACCGGCGTCCACTTCCCTGGCGGCCGCTACAGCTTCACCGCGAGCTACTGGGGATCGAGCGTGGTCAGTGGCGCGCTGGTCGGCCACAGTCAGGCGACGTCGACGAACGGCGAGCAGGGCAGCCTGCTCGCCGGGGCGAGCCTCGCGTTCCCTGGGAACGGCTCGCCGAACGCGGCGAACTACTGGATTCAGCCGATCATCACGGACGAGGACCCGTCGGCGGACTTCCGTCAGGGGGCCGTCTCGTTCTCGATCCCGGTCGGGCTGGACACGTCCGGCGAAAAGTCGGGCATCGGCGCGGTGTCGATGGGGCTCGGCGCGGTCGGGCTCGGCACGGCGGGCGACAAGTCGGCGATCGGCTCCGTGGCCATGGCGTTCCCGATCGGCATGGGCGTCGTCGGGTCGGACTCCGATCACTCGCAGGCCGCGGTGTCGGAGGTGCTGTGCTCGCCGTGGGCGACCCCGGCTGACATCCCGCAGGCGATCAAAGACGATCTCGGTCTGACCGATGCCCAGCTGCTCGATCCGCTGATGCGCGCCTCCGAACTCCTGTGGGCGCTCACCGGCCGGCGGTGGTACGGCGCGGGCTGCACGGAGGAGGTACGCCTCGTCCCGGAGCTGTCGGCCGACCACCACGAGTCGTGGGGAACGTGCGGGTGCTGGAACGTCGCGCCCGGCGCCCCGTATCAGCACATGGACCAGCCGCGCGCGGTCCGCCTGCCGCGCGAGCCTGCCGCGGTGACCTCGGTCGTGGTGAACGGGGAGACCCTGCCGTCGAGCGCGTACACCCTGGCCCGCGCCGGGTGGCTGGAGCGCATCGACGGTGGACTGTGGGACGTCTGTTCCGGCACGACGGTGATCACCTACACCTACGGCGAGCCGCCCCCGCGAGGTGGTCGAGCGGCCGCCGTCGTGCTCGCCGTCGAGCTGGCGCGCGACTTCTACGGGATCAAGGGCTGTCGCCTGCCGCAGCGCACAACCAGCGTCACCCGCCAGGGAGTCACCATCGAGATGTTCGACCCGATGGAGTTCCTGAAGGACGGCGGCGTGGGCATCGTGTCCGCGGACATTTGGATCAAGAGCGTGAACCCCGGCAACCGGTCGCAGGCCGGTACCGTGTGGTCACCCGACCTACCCGAAGCACGTCGACGAAGGGCTGTCCCGTGACGCACCTGGACCCGTTCGCCCCCGCGGACTCGCCGCTGCACCCCTCCTACGTCAAGCCGGTCGAGCGCGTCGAACTCCTGGCCTACTCGCCGGAGGAGTTCGACGCGCTGGCCGCGCTGTTCCCGGACGACGCCCCCGACGGCGGCTGGAAGCACACCGTCGAGCACGAGAACGCGATCGTTGACCTAGCGGCAGAGCTGGAGTCGCTGTTCGGCGCGTACGGCACGACCGAAGAGGTTGAGGCCGCGCAGGACGGGCAGGGCTACCCCGCGTTGACAGACCTCCGCCAGCGCGCCAACGAGCGCCTCGCGGAGCTGGTCGCCGCTCGCCCGGCCGACAGCGCGCTGAAGCCGGAGTGGATCGCGTACTACCGGCTGGTGTTCAGCACCGCGACCGAAGAGCAGGCCTCCGCGCTGACGGTGGCGGAGCTGAAAGAGCAGACCAAGCTGGAGGGTGTCGCCGCGACGGACGGATCCGCCTCGTGACCGCCCCGTCCGGCAAGGCGATCAACACCGCGGAGATCGGGCAAGTGATCTTCGATGGGGTGGTGGCCCACTACGCCGCGGCGAGCGCAGCGGAGCCCCTGCCCGCGCGGCGCTACCTCGCGCCCGGCGACGCCGCGGCGGTCGCGTGGGACTGCGAGCAGTTCACGGTGTCGCTGATCGGCGTAGGGCTCGGCGTGGCGCCCGACGCGGCGCAGCTGAGCGCGAAGCCCGGCACGCACTCGGGCGTGGCTGGGATGCGGCACGCGGTGTACAGCGCACTGCTCGTGCGCTGTACACCGACGATCGACCGCGACGGCCCGCCGGAGGTCGCGGTGCTGGACCCTGCGGGTCGGGCCTACCTGCGGGACGTCGGCTTGATCTCGCAGGCGCTCGTGGAGATCGGCTCGCGGTTGCGCGGGCTCGACCGCTCGGCCGTGATCACGGCCGGCAACGTGCAGCCGATCGGGCCTGGCGGTGGTTTCGTGGGTCTGGAGGGTCAGCTCACGGTCTCCACGGTGCACCTCACATGATCGTCTACTCGGCAGGCTCGGTCACCTTCTACCCCGGTGAGCCGCGGGCGTTCGCCATCACCGACGGGGACATCGGGCGCGATCTCACCCGGCGCATGTCCAACGTGCAGATGGGAGCCCGGTTCCGTGTGCGGGTGCGGACCGGCACGCTGCTGTCGACCGTGCGCAAACAGCCCGGCCAGAACTCGCGGTTCCAGTACGTCGACGTCGTGGCCGGCTCTCGACGACAGGCCCCCTACGTGATGTACGAACACGACGGAACGCAGGCGCACATCATCCGGGCGCGGCGCCGCAAGATGCTCCGGTTCGTCTCGAACGGGCAGGTCTTGTTCCGTCGCGAGGTCCGCCACCCCGGCACGACCGGTACGTTCTTCCTGACGCGCTCGCTTCCCCTCGCGGCCGCGTGACCAACCCTCACCCAAGGGAGCACCACCCGATGAAGACTTTCGGCACCAAGAACACCCGCCCTATCGAGCGCATCCCGTTCGCGCTGTGGGTGGAGGTCGACGACGAGTCCGTGGAGAAGAGGTTCCTCGCACGCAAGGTGCAGGACTTCGGCGCCATGGTGATGACGGCGATTCACGCGGGCCGCGACAGTGGCGCGGCCATGGGCGGGATGCTGTCGATGATCCGTCGCCTGCTCGACAACAAGGACGGCGTGCCGGCGGACTGGAGCCCGGTTGAGGTCGAGCCGCCGAAGCCGACCGGCACGCTCGTGCTGGAGGAGGCGGAGCCCGGCTGGCCCGGCGCGCAGGCGTTCACCGGTGAGCTGGTGGACGAGACGGAGCGCAAGTACGTGCCCAGCTTCCGCGCGCCGGCGCACCTGCCCGAAGGGCACCCGCTGGCGCAGTGGGCCGGACAGCTGATCCCGATGGAGCGCGCGGAGGAGTTCACGGCCGAAGAGGTCGGGTCCTCGCGTCGCCGCTGGGACTACCTGATGTCCGAGGACAACGACGCGACGATCAAGGAAAAGGACCTGATCGAGCTGTTCGAGTACCTGTCCAGCCTGGCGGCGAACCGCCCTACGCAACCGTCATCCTGATCATCGGGTTGACGGAAAGCCCCATCTACGGCCCGTTCATCCGCGGGCAGCTCGCACTTGCGCACGTGACGTTGCAGACCCCGCTGTCCACGTGGCTAGATGCGGTCTACGCGGCGTACGTCGCGGCCCCGCACGAGGCGTTGCAGGCAGCGGCAAAGCAGATGGTGATCCAGTCGGCGAGGCTTCGGCCCGACCGGGACACCTGGGGGAAGCTGCCTGAGCACCAGGCCTTGGCGGGGAAACTGGGCCGTGGGGCCGGAGCGGAGGCAGGCGGCGGTGCTTCACCGACAGCGGCTCGCAGGGGGCCGGCTCGACCACCGCGGCGGCCGCCCCCGTAGTCACGAGGGGCGGTAGCCGTGGCCCGCATTATTGCGGAAGCCGGGGTGCGGCTGCGCGCGGACGACAAGGGCCTTGCGCAGAGTATCTCCCGCATCCTCCGCACGGCCATCTCCGACGCGAGCAAGTCCCTCGGCGACGGCGAGTCGACCAAGGGGGTCGAGCGGGACGCCACCAAGTCGGCGGCAAACATCCGCTCGATCTTCGGCAACGTGTTCCAGTCGATCTCCAAGAGCGCCGGGACCGTGCTGTCCGGAGCGCTGTCCGGTGCCCGCTTCCTCGCCCTGGGCGCGGCCGCGGGCGCCGCGATCTCCGGCATCACGGCCATGTCCGGGGCGCTCATCGGCGTGGTCGCAGCGGCGAGTCAGGCCGCGGGCGCGATAGGCATCCTGCCTGCCGCGTTCGCGGCGCTGCTCGCCGTGCAGACCACGCTGAAGCTGGGCCTGAAGGGTGTCAGCGACTCGTTTTCGGCGCTCGCGTCCGGCGACGTCGACGCGCTCAACGAGTCGCTGAAGAAGCTCTCGCCCAGCGCCCGCGACTTCGTGTTGGCCGCGCGGGACCTGAAGCCCGTGTTCGACTCGATGCAGCTCGACGTGCAGGAGAGGCTGTTCGCGGGGCTCGGCGCGGAGCTGACCAAGCTCGGCGGACGCTATCTGCCGGTCGCGGCGTCCGGGTTCGGCAGGCTCGCCGATGAGCTGAACCTGACCGCGAAGAACGTGGCCTCGTTCCTGAACACGGACGCCGCGTTCGCGAAGTTCTCGACGACCACGGACAACATCGTCCTAGGGTTCACGGAGGCTCGGCAGGCCGCCGGTCCGCTCACCTCCGCGATCCTGGACATCGTCACCGCGGGCTCGACGCAGCTGCCCCGGCTCGGCACGGCCATCCAGAACATCGCGGCGAACTTCAGCACGTTCATCGGGCAGGCCGCGGACAGCGGTCGACTCGAAGCGTTCTTCTCGAACTCGCTCGACGTCGCCGCGCAGCTGGGCCGCATCCTGGGAGACCTCGGCGTCGCGATCGGCAACGTGTTCGCGATCGGGTCAGGCGCGGGCCGCGGCTTCCTGAACGTGCTGGAGTCCGGCGCGCAGGCCTTCCGCGACTTCACGGAGTCGGCATCGGGGGTCTCGGCAATCGCCGGGTTCTTCGAGTCCGTCCAGACCGTGGCCAAACAGCTACAGCCGATCCTGCTCGGCGTCGCCCTGGCGTTCGGCAACGACCTCGCGCCGATCCTGACCTCGCTCGCGTCGAGCGTCGGGCCTGGCGTGCTCGCCATCGTGCAGCAGCTGTCGCCCACCTTCCAGGCGATGGCCCCTGGGATCACGGCGCTGGGCGGCGTCTTCGGCCAGCTGCTGGCCGCTATGGCGCCGCTGCTGCCCGCGATCGGCCAGCTGGTCGGTCAGCTTGCCGGGGCGCTCGCGGGCGCGCTGACGGCCGCTCTGCCGTCCATTACGGCGTTTATCGCGAAGGTGACCGAATCGCCGGGCACCTTCGCCGCGTTCGCCGCTGCCATCGCCGGGATCGCCGGGGCGTTCGCGTTCATCACCGGCCCCCTGGCGTCGCTGCTCGGCGCGCTCGGCCCGCTGAAGGCGGTGCTCGGCCCGCTGGTGGCGGAGGGTGGCGCGCTCGCGCGGGTGTTCACAGTGCTGACCGGCCCGGTCGGCTTGATCATCGGCCTGTTCGTGGCGCTGTTCGCCGGGTCCGAGCAGTTCCGCAACGCGGTGCTCGGCCTGGTGACGGTGGTCGGCCAGCTGGTCGGCCAGCTGGTGTCGGCGCTGCTGCCCGTGTTCGACGCGCTCATGGCCGCGATCGGCCCGCTGATCGAGCAGCTGGGAGCCGCGCTCGCGCCGGTCATCACGCTGGTGGCGAACCTGCTCTCCGCGGTGCTGCCCCCGGTGATCGCGGCGCTGACGCCGATCATCAACGCCCTGATCCCGATCATCATGCAGGCGGCCGACGTCTTCAGCATGATCATCTCCGCGGTGACCCCGGTCATCGAGATCATCACCGGCGCCCTGATCCCGATCATCTCGAACCTGCTGCCCGTCGTGACCACCGTGTTCAACGCGATCGCCAGCGTGATCACGGCCGCCATGCGCATCGTGCAAGGCATTATCGACGTCGTCCTAGGATTGATTTCCGGAGACTTCGACCGGGTCTGGTCCGGCATTCAGAACATTGTCCGGGGTGCGGTCGACTTCATTCTGTCCGTTATTCGCGGCACATTCCAGATTATCGGTTCGGTAATCTCGAACACGTGGAACGCCGCCGTTGACCTGGTGTCCTCGGCGTGGAGCGCCATCCGCGGCGCGGTCTCCAGCGGCGTCGACAACGTCGTGAGCTTCGTGCGCAACCTGCCCGGCAACATCGTGTCCGCGCTGGGTTCGCTCGGCAGCCTGCTCGTGTCCGCCGGACGGGACCTGATCAACGGCCTGATCAACGGCGTGAAGGCGGTCGCGGGCAATATCGCGGAGAGCGTGCTCGCCCCCATTCGCGACAGCGTGAACAAGGTGAAATCGTTCCTCGGCATCAGCTCGCCGTCCAAGCTGTTCAAGGAAATCGGCATGTTCTCCGGGGAAGGCCTGATCGACGGATTCGCTGCCATGGCGCCGCGGATCGCGGCAGAGGCGTTGGCCATGGCGAACGCGCTCGTCGACGCGACGGCCCCCAACCTCACGGCCGGCCTGTCGCTGGGCTCCGCCGCGTCCGGTGGCGGTGCTGGAGGCGGTGCTCCGGGGACGGTGCAGGTGTTCCAGACGAACGTAGCGCAGCCCGGTTCGGACATCCTGTCCTTCGGCAACCAGGTGCTCGGGAACGCGCAATACGATCTTGCGTCGGGGGCGTCGCTGCGAAGCGTGTCCTTCGGTTCCGTGCAAGCCGGCATGGCCGGACCCGACTTCGTGCCCGGCCTAGGGAGAGCCTGACGTGACCGCTCCGAACCCGCTCGCCACGTTCCCGGTCCCGCTCACCACGGAGAACGCCTACCGCATGGGGCCGCTGTTCGAAGAGTCGCCCGTCGATTTCTGGTGGAACACGCAGCACGATGACGGCACGTTCACCGCGTGCGATGAACCCCCCGGCTGGGAGGGGCTGGAGTACATCACCCCCGTGGACCAGGTGGGCGGCCGCGACGGCGGCCTACTCGGCCCGTCGTCGATCGCGCCCCGGCGCCTGAACGTGCAGGGGATGCTGTCCGCGGACACCCCGGCGCTGCTGCGTCAGAAGGTGGCGGAGATCCGGCGAATCCTCGGCCCGCAGACCCAGAACGGCCCGCGCCAGCCGGTCGTGTGGGAGCAGTTCTCGCCCGGCTACGACGAGCGCGTCGCGATGATCACCAGGCCGGAAGGGGGTCTCGAGTTCTACGTGGCCTACGGCGGCACGGTGGCGACCGTCCGGTTCAGCCTGATCGCGGCGAACCCGGTGTGGAAGTACCTCTCGGGCGCGTTCGAGACCATGCAGGTAGGGCTGCTCAACCCGGCGCTCGTGGCGGGCCGGACCTACGACAAGACCTACCCGTACACCTACGGCACCAGCACCAACCCCGGTGGCGAAATGGTCGTGGTCAACCGCGGCAACATCGACGCCTACCCGATCTTCACGATTCGCGGCCCGGCGAACCTGCCGATCATCACGAACGCGACGACCGGCGCCAGCTTCCGGGTGAACGCCATCGTCGCCGCGGGCGAGGCGAACCAGGTGGTGATCGACTCGCGCACCGGCAAGGTGACCCCCGGATTCATCCGGCTCTCGGGTCGGCCGTTCACCCTCGCGCCCGGCCCGAATACGATCCGCTGGCGGATCTTCGTCGACTCCGCCTACCACCCCGATGCCTTCCTCCGCCTGGACTGGCGTTCCACCTACAGCTAGGAGACGGTCGTGCCGATCATTACGCCGCCGGCGTTCCTCCAGGCAGGGTCGTACTCGGCTCGACTGGACCGGCTCTACAACAACACCGCCCCGTCCTGGGCGGATATGAACTCGCTGATCATCACCGCGCGGCAGGGGTTCTACTCCGGGCACGTGCCCGCCTACACCAACGGCGCCGGCATGGACGTCGTGGTCGGTCCGTGCATGGGCCTGATCCGCAACACGTTCGTCTCGGCGTCCGGCGATTACAAGTTCGCGAACGACTCGAACATCACCTTCACCCCGGCCGCGAGCTCGCCGACGCTGAACCGCTACGACATCCTCGGCTTCCGGGTGCGGGACAACTTCTACGACGCGCTCGGCTTCAACGAGATCATCCCGGTGGTGATCCAGGGGGCGAACTCGGCGGGTGTCCCGACGGACCCGGCGCTGCCCAACGCGTTTATCCCGGTGCTCCGGGCGGTGGTCAACGCGGCCGCGACGGCGCCGATCCTCCAGTCGCTGATCGTTCGCACGTCGAACGATGGCAGCGTGTTGCCGATCGGCTCGCTGGCCGAACGCAACCTGATCATCAACCCGTGGCTCGGTGCCCGCATCACCCGCACCGACATGGGCTGGGATGAGACCTGGGACGGCACGGCGTGGCGCACGGAGAACTTCGTGCTCACCGCAGCGAGCGCGAACGTCACCAACCCGCGCGTCGGCCAGATCATCATCCTGACCACGAACGGGATCGCCTACCGGTGGAGCGGCTCGACGTGGGACGCCGTCGCGTTGATGGACGTCCCGCCGTCGGGGACGTGGCGGCAGAACGCGAGCTTCCCGATTCCGGCGACGACCGACACCAAACTGACGTGGGACACGGTGGCGCGCACGGCCGCCGGCGGGATCGTCTACTCGGCCGGCAACTTCACCCTCCCGAAGATCGGCAAGTACGACTTCCACGTGGCCGTGCGGTACAACGTCGCGCAGGCGCTCTACCTGTGGGTCGCCCCGTCCGCGTCGAGCCTGGGCGCCCGCGGCAAGATGTCCACCCCGTCCGGCTCGCTCAACCTGTCGATGTCCGCGAGCGTCGACGTGCTCGTGCCGAACGAGCAGTGGTCGGTGTACGCGTGGGCAGGTGGCGCGACCAACCTCGTCCGCGAGAACTCCAGCACCGACGACTGGCCGCCGTACGTCTCGATCAAGTACACGGGCACCCTGTGACCTCCGCCGCGGAGGCGTCCGCCCCCTACCCGCTGTTCAGCGACCCGATCGCGACGGACACGCAACAGGTCCGGTACACCTACTGGCCGGTCGCGTTCCAGAACGGCGACATGGTCGTGATCTCCAACCAGTCGCTCCCCCTGTCCGGCGTGCAGTACTCGCAGGTGATGAGGGGCGTCGGCGAGCTGAAAGCCACGCTCCAGCTCGCCGACCCCGAGGTCCGCGAGATGAACCCCTGGGACAAGGTGGTCCCGCGCAAGACGGGGATCGTCGTGGTGCGCGAGGCCGCAGACCCGATCTCCGGCGAGTGGATCGGCCAAGTCGTGTGGTCCGGCATCGTGTGGAAGGCGCCGCGCAACCCGCAGACCGGCCGCATGGAGATCATGGCCCAGACCGTCGAGAGCCTCTGGGCTCGACGGCTGATCACCAAGGCCATCTCGTGGAACCTGATCGACCAGACGACGATTGCCGCCGACCTGCTGAACCCGGCGAACTTCTCGCTCATCCCGTTGGGGTCGGGTCTGTGGAAGGGGTGGATCACGATCGACCCGCCCACCAACTTGACCGGCGTCCTGCGCCAGCACCACTACGACGAGGGGCAGGAAACCAACCTGCTGGAGGCGCACCAGGCGCGCTCCCAGCTCGCGACGAACTCCTACGAGTGGACGACCAGCACGCGGGTGCTGTCCGGCGACACCCCGGCGAGCGCGAACTCCTACCGCCCGGTGTTCGAGCTGGGCTTCCCGAAGCTGGGCAACCAGGTGGGCGACCAGTACACGATCCCGCGGCTGGTGTTCGACTCGGCGGGCGCGGGCAACGTGACCGCGTTCGGGTTCACGCACGACGGCGGCAACGTGCCGAACATCGTGTGGGGTCGCGGCAAGGGCTACGAGGCGTTGCAGACAAAAACGCAGGTCCAGAACCAGGACGCCTCCGGGGTCCCCGAGTGGTCCTACGGTTTCCTCCAGACCGAAGCGCGGTTCTCGGACGCGGATGTCACCAGCGTGAGCACCCTGCAGAGTCACTGCTACCGGTACATGTGGGAGCGACTCAGTTCCGAGCGGTTCATCTCCAACCTGACGGTGCGCGGCGACCAGGCCCCCTACTTCGGCACCTACGGCATCGGCGACGAAGTGATCTTGGAGACGAACGACGTCACCTGGCCGGAGGACTGGTACCCCGAGTCCGGATTCGTCGAGCTGCTCGTGCGGATCTACGGCTGGACCGTCACCCCGCCCCAGGGTGAGACGGCGGAAAAGGTGGAGCTGCTGATCAGCGGAGGTGCTTTCGGTGACAACGGCTGAGCCGGAGTACTACGCGCCACGGGTGCCCACCCTGGTCGACACCGTCTCCTACACCAACCGCCTGGTGGACCAGATCCTCCGGACCAACCCGCTGACCGATGCGTCGGTGAGCACGGGCCTGATTCGGTGGCTCGGCAACTACCACAACGGCGACGGCTCGAACGTGAACTTCCTGTGGATCGGGGCGTTCAACCCGGCCGACACCAACCTGCCCGGCAACCCGCCACAGCGCGGGTTCTCGCTCGTGCGCGACGACTCGCGCGGAGGCGTCTCGGCTATCGCCCTGTTCGACGCCAACCCCGGCGCGTCGCCCGGCCTCAAGCAGACGCTGTTCTTCACCTCAGGTGACGGCAAGCGGCTGATGGAGGAGTCTCGCGACGGAGGGCAGCGCTACCCGGAGCACCCGGTCACGATGGGCGCGATCGGCTCCGACCTCGCCCTGTGGCCCGGCACCAACACGGCATCGGCCGCGTTCGGGATCATCTGGGAGGGTCGGTTCTCCGTGATGGGCAACCGCCTGCACTACCGGATGATCGTCGCGACGGACAGCGGCACCTCGGGAAACTTCCGGATGCGCATCGAGATGCCGGGCGGCGACGTGGTCGGACCGACGCACAACCAGGCGTCCTCCGGGACGAGCCTGGCGGAAGGGTCCGTGGACGTGGCGGCCGCGCGCGGCACCACCGTGCGGCTGTACTGGGAGGGGTCGCGCACCGGTGGCGCGGGCCTCTGCCGGACGACGCCGATCGCGGTCCGCTGTCACACCGTGTAGCCGTCGGATGATGTGACAACTGACGGCGGATCACGCGCAACTGCCGTGACAGACTCCGGGGGGCGCCCGACTACCCCCTAGGAGTATGGCTGTGTGGACCCTTCCGGACCTTGCCGGTCAACCGGGCTGGGTCGTGGTCGTGGTGACCGCCTTGTTCACCGCGGGCACGCTGGGCGCCGCGTGGCTCCGCAAGCGCTCCCCCGGCGAGATCGAGCCTGCCGAAGGCGACGCGGAAGCAAGTGAGCTGGAGGCCGGAGCGGTACCGTCCATCCAAGCAGCCCCCCAAGACGGCGCCACGAGCGCGATTCACAACGCGCTGGCCATCCTGGCGGCTGAAGCCAACGAGTCACGCGAGGCTCGCGCTGAGACGGACCGAATCCGAAAGGAGCTGGAGGCGGTGCGGGAAGACCTCCGGGTAGCACGGGTGCAGCTGGAGCGGGCGGAGCTGGAGCGCAGCACGGCGGCGACGCGGTTGCTGCGCTGCGAGGCGCGGGTAGAGCTGCTGACCGAACAGGCGCAGCACCGCGGGGGCACGGCGTGAGCGCCCCGGACCGCGCTACCGACGTGGCCCGTGACGCCTACGTGTCCGGCACTGCCGCGGCGAAGGCGGTCGGCGAGACGCTGAGCCGCAAGGCTGACCGGCCGGACGTGTGGAAGATCGCCGGGGTGGCCGCGATGATCTCCGCCGCGGTCGCTATCGCCATCTCCGTCCCGGCCGCGATCTCCGCGTCGCACACGCAGGCGACGGCGGCCGCTGCGGACGCCACTGCCCGCGAGGGTCGAGCACGCGCAGAGGAGGCGTACGCCGCGGCGAGCCTGGCGAATGAAGAGCTGAAGCGCCGCGGACAGCCGCCGATCCCGCTGCCCGTCCCGACAGACCAGACCGTGCCCGAAACGCTCGTAGCGGCCGCCACAGCGCGCGTGCTGGCATCCCTGCCGGAGTCCGGTGCGTACAGCGCGCAGACCGTAGGCCAGGCGGTCGCGGCGTACTTCGTCGCCAACCCGCCGACCGTGCCCGCGGAGCTGATCGCGAACCGGGTCGCCGACTACCTCCGGGCCAACCCGCCCGTGGTCCCGACCCCGGAGCCCGGAGCCGACGGCGAGGACGGGCGCGACGGCGAGCCCGGAGTTCCCGGTCAAAAAGGTGACCAGGGCGAACGCGGCGAAAAGGGGGACCCTGGAGTTCCCGGTCAAACACCGACCGCGGCAGAGATCATGGCTGCGGTGAACCAGGCGGTCGCCGACAACCCGTCGCTGCTCTGCGCGGGCAAGGGGACGTTTACCCTGGTGCGTGGCGTGCTCACCGCGCCCGACCCACAGCAGCCCGGCCAGACCGTGGCACGGGACATCTGGACGTGCGAGCCGACCTCGGCCGCACCGACAACCTAGGAGCCCGATCATGTCGACCCCGGCAGAACGGAACGCGGAAGCCGCGAAGCGGATCCGGAACAAGGGAATCAGCCTGCTGCGTACGGGCGTGCCCGCGGTGTGGGGCTACGTGCTGACGCTGGTGGCGGAGCGCCTCCCGGTGCTGACGCCGCTGCTCGACGACCCGCAGGTTTTCGGCGCGTTCGCCGCGGTCACCATGTTCGTCTGGTACGCGATCATGCGGTGGGTGGAGCCGAAGCTGCCCGCGTGGCTGACGACCCTGGTGCTCGGCGCGAACGCGGTACCGGTGTACGTGGACCCGAACCCGACGGTGACGCCGTTCCTGCCGCCGGTCATTCCGACCCAAGGCGAGAACAGGTAGGCTCGCCGCGAGGGTAGGACATCGGGTTCCAGTCTCTCGCAGCGCGAAGGCCCCCTCCGTGTTCGGCGGAGGGGGCCTTCGTGTGTCTGCGGTCAGGCGTTCTGCGCGCGGACCCAGCTCGGCGCGAGCCAGGGGATGCAGCGCCCGGAGGCGATGTCCCGGTGGACCTGGCGGTCCCAGTCGGCGTCGGTGCCGTCGATCAGGTTGATGGTGCACGCCCGGTAGGCGAGCTTGCCGCTGTCGTCGCGAAGGCTGTGGATCTGGCGGGCAACGGTGTCGATGGTCCCGTGCAGCACGGCCACGTAGGTGCGCACCTGTCCAACGGAGGGGCGGTGCGAGCTGACGGGGGCGGTGCGGAGGCGGTAGCGGACTGCGTAGGTAGCCATCTCGGTTCTCCCTGTTCGGTCGTTCCTGATAGCGGAAGCATACCCCCTACGGAGTCGGCCGGTCAAATCGACAGGGGCAACGGCACATCGTCGCTGGTCACGGGAATGTCGGCGGCACCAACAATCCCCAGGCGCACCGGCTCGCCCGCCAACGCGGCCAAGGTGTCGACCTCGTGCCGCAGTCCCGCCAGCACCGCCGACCGGTTCGCCGCGCTGGAGTCGACGTCCAGCGAGTGGAGCAGGCGCTGCGCGCGACGCACCGCCTGCACCGCCTGCTCGTCCACCGCTACCTGTCCGCGCTGTCGTGGCGCTGCAACATCGTGTCCAGCTGGTCAGCCGAAATCCCGAGCAGCGCGGCCGCGGCCTCGCGACGCTCGTCGGCGACAGCCGCCGGCAACTGGACCACGCCGCCGGCGGACTCCTCCGCCATGCGCGGGCCGATGTGCTCGCGCCACACGCGGCACGGCCAGACCTCGCCGTCCTGCCCGCACCGGTCCGGCTCACCCTCCACCGCGCGGAGGAAGTGCGGCCGCCCGTCGTACAGGTTCGCCGACGGCTCGTCCGGGACAGCCGCGGTGGCCTCGCGCCGGGCGACCTCGCGGCTGTAGTCCTCCGCCAGGCTGTGGCCCAGCTCCGTCTGCGCGGCGAGCGCCTGGCGGGCCGCGGTCTCCTGCTCGCGCTCGGCCGCGGCGTCGATCTGCCTCTGTCGCTCGGCCGCGGACTCCTCGTCCGACAGCGCCGGCGGCGGAGGGCCGTCGGCCTCAGCGAGGTCTGCCTCCCAGTCGCGCGGCTCCTCCGGGGGGAGGTCGAGAATCGGGGGGGTCATCGGCTACCGCCTTGCTCTCGGAGTGGTCTTGCGCGTCATCGTGACACCGTCGAGCTTCCGCTTGGTGTCGATGGTCGCGAGTACTGCGCCCGACAGCGGGTCGTCACCTCGGCGGGCCACCTCGGCGGCGAACTCGCGCACCTTCGACACCTGCGGAGTGAACGAGCCCAGCGCAACGTAGACGTCGATCGCCTGCATGAGCGCTTCGGCGAGCACCTCGCCCAGCGACTCGGGGTCGTCGGGGCTGTCGCCTTCCACGATGCGCACCACGGCCGTGGTGAACGACATCGACGCGTAGTGGTCAGGGGTCGGCGAGCCGTCGAGCTGCTTGGTCGCCGGGCCGTCGATCACGTCCCGGCCGATCACGTGCGCGGCGACGGCTGCCTTCAGCGCCTCCTCGTCCATCGTGTGGACGTTGCTCGATCCCACCTTCAGGGTGATGTCCCCCTCGGGGTCCGGCACCGTGAGGTTGGAGTTCGGCACCCCGTCCTGCTCGCCGACGGCGTCCGCCAGCAGTTCAGCCTGAAGTTCACTGAACAACTTGCGGCCCGCTTCGAAGCCGCTCTTGTACCCCTTCGCAAGCTCGAAGCCTCTGGCCATCGTGCGGTGCAGATCGAACGTCTGTTCGGGCGTCGGGTTCTCGCCCAGCTCGGCGCGGGCTACAGCGAACGCGCGTTCGATGCCCAGCTTGAACAGGCGGGTGAACTCCACCGGCTCCGGCAGTCCACCCATGCTGATGGGCGCCAGCTCGACGGCGAACGGGATGTGCTCTGCGTTCGGGTCGGTCATCGGGTTCCCTCTCGAATCTGCGCGCTCGCGGAGTCCAGCGAGCGCGCCAGCTCGACCAGCGCGACACCCGTCGGGGTGGTCTGGCCGAAGTGTTCGGCTATCTCGAGCATGTCGTCGGAAATATCGGCGAGCGCCTCCGCCTTGATCACCGGCGTGACCACCGCGACCAGGCCGGCGGCGAGCGCCTGAGCGGCGTCCTCGGGGAGCAGTACGCCGCCGACCCGCCGGAGCGCGTCGAGCGCTTGGGCGAACCCGGTCAGGTCGGCGGCGTACGCGCGGGTCACGTCAGACCCAGCGCGGCGAGTCGGGCTCGTCGCTCCACAGCCGCAGCACGCGGGCCGCGGCGTCGCCGGCCTGGCGCATCACCGGCGGGGGCACCGACCCGAAGTCGTGGCCGATCGCGAAGACCGTGACCGTGGTCGTGTCGCTGACCATGTCGAACGCGAACGAGTCCGAGCGCTGGCCGGCGAGCTCGGCGACGGCGTCCGGCCCCTGGCGTACTGCTCGGCCGCTCGGCGAGTCGAGCCCGGAGAGCGACGCGAGCGTGCGGCGAACCGCGGCGGCGACCGTCGTCATCCGCGGCATCCGCGGCGTCCAGTCCTGTCCGGAGTTCATCCCTGGGCCTCTTTCGTCATCGTGATCTCGGTCGTGCGGTAGGTCTCCAACGTGTCGCGGTAGCCGCGGGTGCGGACCGCGGTCTGCCTCGTGACCTCCAGCACCGCGAGCACCTGGTTGGCTTCGGCGATCAGCTCGACGAGCGTCCGCCCCTCGGCCTGCTTGGGCCACACCTCGCGGGCCGCGTCTACCCCCTGCTGGTAGGCCTGCACCTTGTGCATCATGTCGCCAAGCAGGTGCTGCGTGCAGGTGGGCGGGTCGGACGCGGGGAACGAGGGGGCGCCGCAGTCCTGCGCGTTCTCGCCGTCCCAGGGGATCATCCGCACGCACGGGCGGGCGACGTAGCCAGAGGTCATGATCGGTATCCCTTCGCGGTGGCGGTCTCGGTCGGGATGCGCTCGACGAGCACGATGCGCGTCGGGTCGGTGTCCCACACTTCGTCGATCATGGGGAACACGCACTCGCTGCACGCGTCGGCGGTGAGCTGGTTGCCGTCCATGTCGTAGGCGTAGATGTTGCACTCGACGCGGGCGCCGTTGAGACCGCACTTTTCGCAGGCCTCGCCCTGGTTGTCGACGGTGTCGACCGCGACGTAGCGGATCAGGTAGCTGCTCAAGACGTCGCGCTGCGCCATCGGCACCGTGACGTTTTGGAACGGGTGGGTTGTCCGCTTGATCCACGCGTTCATCAGGGGTTTTGCCATGTGGGGGTCCTCCGGTTCGTCGTTCCCTCTGCCGGGAACGATACCCCCCTCTGGCGGGGGGTGTCAAACCAGGCGGACCAACGCGTACGCCGCGGCCACCACGTAGCCGACCACCCCGCCCAGCACCACCAGCGCAGTCCAGTCGACCCCGCCGACCACCGCCCGGTGCCCGCCCCCCGCGTGCCGAAGCTCGCGAGGGACGTGCACCCGGCGGCCGCCGGTTCGGTGATGGCGACCCATCAGAACGGCGGCTCGTCGGCGAACCCGCCCCGGTTGCCGGAGTGGGCCGGAGGCGCGCTACCCCAGGGGTCGTCGCTCGGCGGCTGCTGGCGCTGCTGCTGGGCCGGACGCTGCTGCTGGGCCTGCTGCCCGCCGGAGCGCTCCGCACGCTGCGAGCGCGCCGGGTGGAACTTGATCGACGGACCCATCTCGTCCACCGTCAGTTCCATCACGGTTCGTTTCTCGCCCTCGGACGTCTCGAACGAGCGCTGGCGCAGCGTGCCGATCGCGATGACCCGGTCGCCGCGCTTGAACGACTCGGTCACGTTCTCCGCCAGCTGACGCCAGGCGTTGCAGCGGAGGAATAGCGCGTCGCCGTCTTTCCATTCGTTCGTGCCCTTGTCGAAGTACCGGGGCGTCGACGCGACCGTGAACGAGGCGACCGCGACGGAACTCGCGGTGAACCTGAGTTCCGGGTCGGACGTCAGGTTGCCCACAATGGTAACGGTGGTTTCGCCTGCCATGACTATTCTCCCTGGAGTTTGCGGAGCGCTTCCATTTCCTTACGGCAAAAGAGCGGGTTTTCTCGGATCTGTTCCACGAGGTAATCCGCGTACTCCTGCTTGGTCCAGCCCTGCATCTCCATCGGGAAGCGATCGAAGTACTTCGATTCGTCGATGCAGTCCCAGTCGGCCTCTCGCAACTTCTCCGCGATCGTCGCGACGATGGGCCGGAGCACCTCGTCCAACTGGTCGCGGAGGGTGGGGTCCGCGTTGAGCGCGTTCGCGAAGGCGGGCGTGCGCTCGTCCGCCTGCCCTGACGCGATCTGCCAGCCCGCGGCGAGGTAGCGTTCCGCCGCTTCGATCGCGCCATCCATGATCTCTGTTGCGCTACACCAGCCCATGCCGGTCCCTTTCGATTAGACGGGGGTGAGGTCGTGCGCGGCCGCGGAGGAGGTGATCCCGCCACCCACGTGTGGCGGGTCCTCCTCCGCGTTGCCGAGTCCGTTCAGCGTCTGGATCAGTCTCCATCCGGCGACCACCGCCAGGCCGCCTTTGACCAGAACGAAGGGAGTGCAGATTGCGATGCACGTCCACAGGAAAACCATTGCGAAACCATTGACGGTCTTATCCGAGCGCTTGATCCACGCCCGGAGCTTCGGGGGAAACACTTACGTACGCCTTCCATTGTTCGGACCGGGCGAGCCACCGGCGCTCATCGACCCGCCGATGGACTTCAGCACCGACTGGTATCCGGAGAGTGAGGCGCGAAGATTGTGCATGGCAGCGGCCACTACCTTTTTCTGCATTTCGGCCGCCGTCTTTTGGAGGTAGAGATCCTTTACCGCGACCAGTGCAGCCGCCTTCCGGTCGGCCTCCGCCCCGCCAGCCACGCCAACGAGCGCCTCCGCGTAGCCCATCTCGTAGGCGGCCCCCGCCTCGTAGGCGAGGCCGATCAGCTGCGCCTCGTAGACGGTGCCCGCGTCGATGCGCCGGACGACGTCAAGGATCTGCTGCTCCAGCATCTCCGGGGTGTAGTGGACAGTCGGGTCCACGTGGTCGAGCTGGCGGGCCAGCCGGTGCAGCAGCCCCTCCGCGACGTCCTCCGGCGGGACCGGCTGACGGCTGACCTCGGTCGCGCTGCCCTCCACTTCCCATGGCGGCTCGTCCGGGTAGGGGTTCGGCGCTGCTCCCGCCGGCGCCAGCGGGTAGAGCGGGAACACCTCGTAGCACCCGCACAGGATGATCGGATCGCCCGCGCCGTCCACGGTGACGTCCGCCCGGTTGGCCTGCGGGCACGAGCCGTGCCCGCTGTTGATCAGCCGGTCGGCCACGTAGTCGGCGCCGCGTTCCTCGTGCTCGCGGGCGAGGTCGGCCGCGTCACCCACGGGCCACATCCCTCGCGCTCGCCGCGGCCTGGGTAGCCGTGGCCTCCACCCTGTCCAACAGGTTGCCGTTGAGCTTCAGGTGCATGGCCAGGTTCGCGCCTTCCACGATCATCCCGCCCAGGCCTTGCGCCTGCACCGCTTCGTTGATCCGGTCCAGGCGGGCGCGCGCCTCGGCGAGCGGAACCGAGTTCAGCTTGTTCAGCGCGGCCACCACGGCGATCGCCTTTTCGCCGGGGGTCCGGTCGTCGATCGGCTCGGCGACCGGCGGGGCGGGCTCGTCCGCGGGCGCCTGCTGCGCCTCGTGCCGCTCGTGCTCGACGCGAGCCCGGTCGCGCTGCGCGGCCTGCTGGTCCTGGTACCGCCGGTCCTCGTCAAGGTCGATCGGCGGGGTCGTCTCGCCGTCGGACTCGGGGGCGCCGAACGGGATGCACAGCCCCTGCAAGAGCGCGTACTTGAACGCCATCGAAGCGGCCTTGCTGGTCGCCTTGTCGCCCAGGTCGCGACCTTCGCCGACCATCTCCAGCGCGTGTTCGGAGCCGTCGTCCGGGTCGACGAACACGTACCGGGCCTTGATCGTTACCGAGGTCCACAGCCTTCCGGACGCGGTGAACTGGTCGGACGTGCTGCTGACGATCTCCGTGCGGAGGATGAGGCCCACCTCGCGGATGCCGTGACCGACGGCGTCCATGGCGGCGTCGATCGAGCGGAACCCGTAGCCGCCCATCTTGACGTCGGCCACTTTGTCCTTGGTCAGCGCGGCCACGTTCTTTTGGAGCTGGAGCACCTTGCGCAGCACACCCTGCCCGCGGCTGCTGAAGCTGACGACGGTGTCCGAGGTGGCCGGGGTGCGGTGCTCGAACTCGGCCATGCGCTTGGTCAGGGCGTCGATTGCCCGGCCGTAGGAGCCCTGCTCTTGGCGGAGGTGCTGAACGTCCTTGTCGAGCTCGGCCTGTTCGCGGTTCAACTTCTCCACGTCGTCGCCCAGCTCGGCGGGGTGGTTGACCGCGCGGATCTCGGAGAGCGTCACGCGGATGTCCTCGCGCAACTTCTCGTAGGCGGCGACGTCCTTCCCTGCCCAGTCGCCCACCCTGGCGACGGTCTCGGCGACCTCGTTCAGCGCCTTGCCGAGTGCGTCGATGTCCTGGTCGAGCGCGGGCACCTTGGCGAGCGCGGCCGCCTGCTCGTCGGTGAGCGTGGGGCCGCTGAAGCTGACGGCGGACGCGCCACTGCCCAGGCTCTCGATCTTGCGGTCAAGGTCGGTGATGAGCGCGAGCGCCTGATCGGCCTTCTCGCTGGCGGTGGGCTTGCGGCCGCTCGGCGGGGGCACCACCGGCGGCGTGTCGGATACGGGTTCGGTCGGGCCGTAGGACGCGGGGGAGGACATCGGGTTCAGTCTCGATTCAGTAGGAGCCGGTGGCCACGAAGTGCTGGAGTCCGGCCTCCAGCACGTGGGTCACAGTCTGTCCGGGCACACCGACAATCGCGTTCCTGATGCGGTGGTACTCCGCGATCGGCACACGGAAGCGGTAGTTCTTGTAAGGGGCGCCCGGTCCTCGCGTGTTGTCCCGCGTCTTGGCCACGTTCGGAATGACCAGCGGTTCGTAAGCGAGGTTCTCGAACTGGTACTTCCGCTTGACGTCGGTCGGACCCGGCACGAACTCCGGCACGGGCGCCGGCCCGACGGGGTCCCGGTTCAGCGCGGCGTACAGGATGTGCCGACCCACGTGCGCCATGTCGTCGCCGACGCTCTTCGCCTTGGACTTCGCCCGGACGTAGAGCGCGGTCGGCACGACCAGCTCGAAGGTGTGGTACGGCCGTTCGGGCGCCACGGGACGCGGCGTCTTGGCCGCCTTCGGCTTCGGCTCGCGCTTCGCCCGCGGCTGACGCTGACCGGGCAGAGGCTTCGCCGGTTGAGCCTTGGGCAGCAGGTCAAGTGCTGTCTTCGTCATGGGTACCCCCTTTCAGCGGTGGTTGTCTTCGGCAACCGTACCCCCTACTGTGGTGGGATGCAACCCAACGGAACCCCCTGGACCATGCGGGCCTCGCGCCCGATCATCTGGGAACGGTGCGGCGGACGCTGCGAGGTCAGCGGCAAGCCGATCGAGTTCGAGACGTTCGACGCGCACCACCGGCGCCTGAAAGGCATGGGCGGGACCAGCCGCCCCGACCGGGACGCGCCGTTCAATCTGCTCGCGCTCCACCCACAGGTGCACAACCCCGGTCCGGGGACCGTGCACGGCGAGCGCGACTGGTCGATCAGCCGCGGCTACATGATCGAGAAGCACAACCAGGCGCCGCAGAGGCGGCCCGTCCTGCTGTACGACGGGCGCTGGGTGCTGCTGACCGAGACGGAGTTCTACGTGCCGTTGCCGTGGACCTGAAGTTCGCCGGGCAGGATTTGAACCTGCGTTTCCGCCCCTGCCCGGACCTCTTGATCCAGGTGGTCGGCGGCGTCCTGGGCCGCTAAACGACCGGCGAAGCCAAGCTTGCGCGGACTAGCGCTTCCGCTTCAGTCGCAGGATGCGGCAACCGTCGTCGCAACGCGGGTCCTTGCAGCCAGTGCACATAGGAGACCTCCGGGTTCCTGATGATAACGTTCGGTGAGTAAAGGAAATGCCCCGCGACGGTGAGACGTCCGGGGCAGTGGAGCTAGACCTAGGTGGAGGACTGCTCAATGAGCGAGCTTAGCCTATTCGTGACCCCCGCGGTGTCGACCCCCGCGGAAGCGTTCGAGTTCAACGGCCAGTCCATCCGGACCGTGATGCTCGACGGCGAGCCGTGGTTCGTCGCACTCGACACCACTCGGATTCTCGACCTCGCCAACCCGCGGACCACGATGGCGCTGCTGGATCCCGAGGACAAGGGGGTCCACACCATGGACACCCCTGGCGGACCGCAGCGTCTCGCCATCGTGAACGAGTCCGGCCTGTACTCGCTGATCTTCCGGAGCCGCAAGCCGGAGGCTGAGGCGTTTCGGCGGTGGGTCACCCGCGAGGTGCTGCCCGCCATCCGTCGCACCGGCCAGTACGTGCCCGCCCCCCGCGTGCCCCAGACCCTGGCGGAGGCGCTCCAGCTCGCAGCCGACCAGGCTCGTCAGGTGGAGGCGCTGGAGCAGGCTCGCCGCGAGCTGGAGCCGCGAGCGCAGGGCTACGACACGTGGGTGGCGACCGGCGTCACCGTGGAGATCGGCGCCGCGGCGAAGGTGCTCGCGAGCTTCGGCGTCAAGGTCGGCCGGACGCGCCTGTACCGCGACCTCCGCGCGCAGGGCTGGGTGTTCCAGAACTCGACGGAGCCGATGCAGGGAGCCGTTGAAGCGGGGTACGTGGTGGTCGAGTTCGGCAAGGCCTACCTCCACCCGAAGACCGGCGAGACGGTGAGCGGTGAGCCGCGGACCAGGCTCACCCCGAAGGGGCTGGAGCGCCTGCTGGCGGGCCGGTACGGCGTGCCCGTGTCCGACGCGTTCCGCTCGGCCGTCGCCGCGGCAGGTGAGGCGTGAGCGTTCAGGCCACCACCTGGGTTTGGGAGCACAGCGAGTCGACCGGGAACGCGCGCCTCGTGCTGCTCGCGGTAGCTGACGCCGCCGACGCGCACGGGGGGAACTCGTGGCCGTCGCAGGAAACCTTGGCGACCATGGCGCGGGTGAGCGTCCGCACGGTGCGGCGCCTGGTCGCCGACCTCGTGGAGCTGGGCGAGCTGGAGGTGATCGAGCACGCGGGCGGAACGGCGTTCACGCGAGCTGACCGGCGGACGCACCTCTACCGCCTTGTGAAAATGCCTGGTCAGAACGGGCGGACAACCGTGTCCCCCCGTCCATCCACGGGCGGACAACGGGCCACCGACGGGCGGACAAAGCGAGCGCCACGGGCGGACACTGGTGTCCCTATAACACCCTCTTTGAACACCCCTAAGAACAACTACCCCTCCGGGGGGGCGACGGTTCCCGCCGCGCCCGCTGAAGACGTACCGTCGACTGCTCACCCCGAACAACGCTCGGAGGACCCGATGCCTCGTCCCAAGCCTGCCGCCGACGCGCCGGCGCTGTTCGACGTCGAGCGCCCCACGCCGCCCCCTGCGCCGTTCTCCGCGGCCTCCGTGGTCGGTGCCTACGTCACCAGCTACCAGGCGCACCACGACGCCGTGAGGCCTACGCGGGGCACCCTCGGTCAGGTGTCCCGCGCGGCGAAAGCGCTCATCGACGCGGGCGACGCGACGGAGGAGGAGCTGCTCGCGGCCGCGGTCGAGCTGGGCAAGACGGCGTTCGCGAACCTGGACCGCCAGGTGATGATGGCCCGCCGGTCCTCGCGCGGTCCGAGTCGCGTGGAGCCGACCGGCTCGGCGGCGTGGCAGGGCTCCGACGAGGCGATGACCGCCGAAGCCGACCGCCTGGTGGCGGAGGATCCGGAGCTGGCGGCGTGGCTGGCGGGCGCTGACGCGCAGGTTCCCGCGTGATCGGGCTCGCGTCCCCCGGCGATAGGGGGTACGGTTGGAGCATGGGCGACAGCAGGCGACTCGACGACCGCGTGAACGCGGCGATCCAGAAGCGTGCCGCGATCGATCGAGCGGCGGAGGCCAAGCGGCTGAACCGGCCGCCATGGGCATCCGTCGTCATGGACATCGCGGCGAAGAACGGCGTCGAGCTGAGCAAGCTCCGGTGGCCGTCGGACGCGGAGATGCAGGCAGCCGACGAGCGGGCCGGCATGGAGTGGCGGCAGGCCAAGACGCGCGTCCAGCTTTCGCGGATGCCGGTCGCCTACCGGGACGCGGAGCTTCCGCGCAGCCCGTCCGGCGTGATCGCGCTGAAGTGGCTGCGCGACTTCCGCGCGGGCGACCGCAAGCCGCTCGCGATCCTCGGCCCGACCGGCACCGGCAAGACCTACACGGCCATGGCGCTCGCGCGGTTGCTGCTCACGGAGGATTCCGTGCCGGTCACCATCGTGACCTCCGCGGACCTGATGGCTGCGCTTCGCCCGTCGACGGTGGCTGAGCACGCAAACTTGGACCTGATGGCGCTCGCCGTCGCCCCGGTGATGGTGCTCGACGACCTCGGCGCGGAGCGCATGTCCGACTGGACGGAGGAGCAGCTGTACCGGCTGGCGGACGAGCGGTCCCGCAACGCTCGTCCGACCATCGTCACGAGCAACCTGGAGGGCTCGGCGCTCCGTGCCCGCTACGGCGACCGCGTGATCGGTCGCCTGTTCGGCGGGGCTGCGCTGATCAAGCTCGACGGCGCCGACCGTCGCGCGCTCCCCGAGGGTTTCTGACCTGCCTGCCCGCCCGTTCGCGCTCCGCCAAGCTCCGGGCGGGCAGGCCTTCCACTCGACGAGAGGTGCACGGCATGGTCTCGGTCAGACAGGTTGTCGACCGGCTCCGAGAGGTGGGGCTCACGGTCCACGAGTGGCCCGGTTGGGACGGCCGCGGCAACGAAGGCGTCGGGCAGATCGACCCACGCGGCGCCGTCCTGCACCACACCGGTTCCGCCTACGGCAACGCGTACCAGACGCTGGTCACGGGCCGCGCCGACCTTCCCGGCTTGCTATGCAACTTCGCCGGGAACGCGGACGGGACGTTGACGGTCGTCGGCTCCGGGCTCGCCTGGCACGCCGGCCCCGGTGGCGGACCGAACCTCGGCCCCCTCGCGCAGTTCGGGACCCGGCTCAACCGGCAGACCCTCGGGCTGGAGATCGTCTACCCCGGATACCAGGCGATGACCGCGGCCCAGCGTCACGCCGCGCTCGTGTTCTCGGCGGTGGTCGCGGAGCTGTGCAGCGGTGGTGACGTCAGCTGGATTCGCGGTCACGGCGAGGTGAGCAGTGAGGGCAAGTGGGATCCGGGCCGCGGTGACGGCACATCCCGCATGATCGACATGGGCGCCTTTCGTCAGGAGGCGTCAACCATCCTGAACGCGGAGGACGAGATGCTCACGCCGAACGACGGAAACACCAGGTGGGCCGCGGCCAACCCGTACCTGCCGGACAACTCGCCGAACAAGGTCGAGACGCACCCGGTCGCCTCTTGGGTGGGCTGGTCGGCGTTCCACGGCCTGGAGGCGGTGCGCCTGGGCAGGCTCAGCCTCGCCATCCTGACCGACCTCGCCAACGACCCGGACATCACCCCGGCCGCGCTGGAGGACATCGTCCGGCGCAGCGACGCGGAGCACGCGCCCGTGGTGGCGAGCATGGTCGTTGCGGGTGTCAACGCGGAGATCAGCGACCTGGTGCGCGAGGCGCTGGAGAAGGTGCAGGAAGACGACAGCGACAGCGACGTTGCCGCTCTGCTGCGCCGGATCGCGGGCCTGGTCCCTGCGCCGGCCTAGCCTGATCAACTGCACTGCGCGAGCCCCTGTCACCTGCGCGTGACCGGGGCTCGCGCTGTTTGGTACCCCCCTTGTGGGCGGGTATGCTGATCTTGTCCGATGACTGCCGATCGAGAGGGGTGCGACGTGGGCGCGAAGACAGGCGTCAAGCCGAAGCCGAAGCCCCCGAAGGTGCCGCGCGCGAGGTGCGGCGCGCAGACGCGCAGCGAGGACAAGCACGCGTGCCGGCTGTACCCGCTGAAGTTCTCGAAGCGCTGCAAGCTGCACGGCGGCAAGACGCCCGGCGCGATCAAGGCAGCCGAAGCGGCCCGCGCGCAGGCCCAGCTGGACAAGTACCTGAAGCGGCTCGACATCGACCCGGAGCCCGTGACCGACCCGCTCCGCGCACTCGCCGACCTCGCGGGCGAGGTGACCCGGTGGAAGAACCTCGCGCGGATGTACGTCCAGCACCTGGAGTCGTTGCGCTACAGCGGCTTCCAGGGGGGCGAGCAGATCCGCGGCGAGGTGGTCATCTACGAACGCGCCATGGACCGGTGTGTCCAGGTTTTGGCCACGATCGCGAAGCTGAACATCGACGAGCGGCTGGCCGCGATCGACGAGCGCCAGGCCGCCACCGTGGACCGCGCGCTGACCGCGGCACTGGAGGAGTTGGGTCTGCCACCGGAAGACCGTCAGCGGGCCAGTGAGACCCTCGTGCGCCACCTCCGGATCGTCGCTTGACCAGCCTGCTGGACCGGGTCGCCGACCGGCGCGAGCGGCGCCTCAACCCACAGCCGTCGAAGATGGCGCAGCGCTTCCGCACGCCCGGCGAGCTGGCCCGGTTCATCCGCCCGGACACGCTCCAGACCCCGATGCTCGACCTGATCGACGACGCGATCATGCAGGCCAACGCCGGCGAGCACCGGCACTGGATCATCAACACCCCTCCGCAAGAGGGCAAGTCGACCAGGATGCAGGCGGCCGCGCTGTGGCTGCTCGGCCAGGACCCGACTCGGCGCGTCGCGTTCGCGAGCTACGAACAGGGGCTCGCCACCGTCTCCAGCCTGGCGATCAGGCAGTTCATCGAGACGCACGGCTCGACCGCGCCCGGTCGTCCGGACGTGGACCGCGAGGACGTGTTCGGCTTCCGGATCGACCCGGCGCGCGGGGCTGCCCACCGGTGGGCACTCGCCCCGAACGAGGATCTCGAGTTGCCCGGTGGCGTGATCTCCGCCGGCATCGGGTCGGGCCTCACCGGCAAGGCGGTCGACGTGATGATCGTCGACGACCCGATCAAGGACGCGATCCAGGCGGACTCGCACACCGTGCGGAAGAACCTGAAAAACTGGTGGGAGTCCGTCACCACCACCCGCCTGGGCCGCAACGCGATCGTCATCGTGGTGCAGACCAGGTGGCATGAGGATGATCTCGCCGGGTGGTTGATCGACATCGACGACCCGACCGCCCCGAAATGGAAGGTGATCGCGGTCGCCGCCCAGGCGCTCGCCGAAGACCCCGCGCAGAAGATCGGCCCCGACCCGCTCGGCCGTCAGCCCGGCGAGTGGATGATCTCGGCGCGCGGCCGCACCCCGGAGGAGTGGGTGGCCAAGCGTCGCGACATGGGCCGCGGTGGTCGCTGGTGGAACGCGATGTACCAGCAGCGCCCGGCGCCCCCCGAAGGCGGCGTGTTCAAGCACGAGTGGTTCAAGCGCGACCGCATCCACACCTTGCCGCCGATGGGCAGGGTCATCGTGGAAGTCGACCCCGCCGACAACACGGGCGAGGGCGACGAGGCCGGGATCATCGTGGCGGGCACCGCGACCAACGGCCGGCACATCGTGATCGCCGACTACTCCGGGCACTACACGGTCGCCGGGTGGTTCCGCCGCGCCTACTTCGCCGTGATCGAGCACGAGGCGCACATCCTGAGGTGGGAGTCCTCGCTGTCCCGGCTGAAGTTCTCGGCGGCGAGCGTGTGGAAGGCGCTGCGCAGCGAGGCGCACACGCTGCTGACGTGCTGGCGCGAGGCCTACGGCCAAGAGCCGTTCGCCGCCGACGCTCCCCCGCACCGCAACGTGGTCGACGCCGCGGTGCGCAAGCTCGCGCGGCCGCTGGACTCCGACGAGGACGACGGCCTCCAGCACGATCTGCTGCTCGAACTCTGGCCGTACGTGCTCGGCGTGCTGCGCCTGCCGTCCACCGGCCCGCGCGTGCAGGCCCACCGTGCGGAGGGCGACAAGCTCCAGCGCGCGGAGCTGGTCGAGCCGCTCTACGCGGAACGCCAGGTGTCGCACCTTGGGTTTCATTCCGATCTCGAACACGAGATGGCCACGTGGATGGTCACGCAGAAGAGTCCGAACAGGATGGATGCTGTAGTGCACGTGCTGCTGGAGCTGTCCTCGCACGGCGGGGGCGGCGAGGTGGTCGCGAACCCAACCCGGTTGCCGCGCCACCTGGGAGTGCGGTCGCAGATCCTGCCGTCCTCGGCCAGCGTCATGACCCGGAGGTGAACCGTGGATATTCCGCTCGGACCACCGCGCGACGTGCCCCATCGGGCGCGCGTGATCAGCCTCCAGGTGGAGCAGCTGCTCGACGGCACGATGAGGTTGTCGACCCCGCACGCTCGCGGGTGGGCCGCGGTCGCCCGGACGCCGGCGGAGCTGGCCCGCAGTCTGTCCGCCGCGTTCATCGAGACCAGCGTTGCCGCCTACTCGCGGGCGCGCGGCGAGGCCTACGACTTGGACGTGCTGACGAGCCACGTGCCCGGCGACGCGTTGGCGAACCTGCCTCCGCAGCGGGTGCGCTCGAAGTCGCCGAACCGGCGGAAGGCGCACAGTCCGGCGGACTGGCAGAAGGTGACGATGGCGGATCGTTCGGGTGCGGTGTGGCGGTCGCCGGGTGGCCGGATGTACGGCGAGGACACGCAGGCGGTGCAGTCGGTGATCCGTAAGCGCGCGTCCATGGGCCTACCGACTTGATACCCCCGTCCAACGGGGGTACGCTGGCGGGATGGACATGGACATCAATGGAGCACTGCGACGGCTGGAGTGGGCCGGCTTCACGGTCACGTTCCAGCCCAACCCGGACGAGGCCAACGAGGCGCGCTACCTCGGCGTGAGCACGGACGGGTGGTTCGCCACCCGCGTCCGCCTGCCGGTCGGCGCGACCGCACCCGAGGTGCACATCGGCATCCGGGCGGAGCGCAAGCCTGACGCGTTCGTGTACTGGCGCCCGTCGTCGATGCCGATGCTGAGCCGCGGCCACGCGCTGGTGACCGCCTTCGAGTTCGTGGAGGTCGTTCGCCACGCCATGCAGTAACCCGGATGGGGGTATGCACCCCCGATGGTAGGGGGTATGCTTCAGGGGACGGAACAACCGGAGTACCGGAAGGACCAGCATGGGCAGCGAAGAGAACGAGCAGCGCCGACGCTTCCGCGAGCAGCAGAAGCGCGAGGCAGACGAGCGCCGACAGGCCGCGCTCGACGCCGCGGCCGCCGAAGAGCGGACGCGTGCGGAGTACGGCAGGCGCGAAGACGCCAAGATCGATCAGGAATTCCGCGGCCTATTCGGTGACGCGTCCCTGGAGGAGTTGCGGGAAAACCTGGACTGGATGGACGACGATGCCGTAAAAGATCGCATCAGAAAAATCGCCAAGGCGCACAGCAAGGGCGATAACAGGCGCGCTAGAAGGATCGCCAAGAGGAATGCGCCCGCCATCAAAGCCGCAAACAAAGCGGCAAAGAATAAGAAAAAGAAAGCAAGCGGCTGTGGCCTGCTGTCCATCTTTCTCGTGAGCGGGCTGGTCGCAGCGTTCGGGTCGGCCGGTTGGCTGGCCATCGACACGATTGGAGCACTGATCAAGTGACGAACTTCGGCAGGCCGGGCGACGTCGGCGGGGCAGCGGAAGACCCGGAGCGTCAGCCGACCCGTGAAGAGGTCGCCGACGCGCTGGAGGACCGCGAGCAGGGCACCGCAAAGGAGCGCCTGAAGGCGGCCCGCAAGGACAGCGCGGCTCGCGGTAACCGCAAGCGCTAGACCCACCAGGACGGAGCCTGACGTGTACGTATATGACCGGAGCGGCAACTACAAAGGGCGCGCGGGCGGACCTGTCCGCGACGTCCGGACCGGCAAGCTCCAGCACATGGGACCCCCGCGCCCGACCCCGACCGCGAAGAAAAAGGGCGGCTGTTTCAAGGCGGCCGCGCTGGTCGTCGGACCGCTGGCGCTCGCCGTCGCGGGGGTCGTCGCGCACGTCGCCGACTGGGTTTGACTACCCCTGCCCAGGACGGGTAGGGTTCCCGTTGCCGGCCACCGGAACTCGCGAGGGGGAGCCTTCGCCGGTCCGGCTTCAACTTCTCACCGCCATTCGGATTACCGGTGAGACGGGGGCGACGCACCTGACATGGAAGGTGCGTCACGTTCGCCAGGCGGCTTGCCTCAAGTCGAGACGCCTGGCGAATACCCCGGCAAAGCTGCAACACCTCGCGCGCGCCGATGGGGGACTGGTCCAGGACAAGTGGCCGAAAGGTCCAGGGCAGCGACCAAGTCACGATTCGGCGCGGCGAGTGCGCAGGAATGGGAAGTGCCCGAACGAGCGCGCTGTTGGGGGCACCACTCCAGGGGACGGGGATAGCCTGGGGATCGGTCCGGCTCGGCACGCCGCGGGCACGGTGGGGTTCGACTCCCCCGCCGTGTCGTTGCCGAGTCGGACCCCTAAAACGCCGTGAGGTACCGCACCCCCGTGTGGCCTCTCGGAAGTGCCGGCGAGTCGGTTCGTCTCCTCCTCGCCGGGGCGGAGCGTGGCTCGTCCAAGCAGGACACCTCCGGGTTGGCGCTGGGTAACCGGCGCCACGGGGCGGGGAGATCAGGGTGTCAAGCCCCTGGCCACGCGCGCAGCGAGCAGTACCGCAGGGGTAAAGCGTTGTCCAGCGTGGACCTGGTCGGGCTGTGGTTGAACCTGGGTAGGGCCGTCGTGCTCGGACGTCACGGCGACTTGCACCAGGACGGGCGTGGGGACGGGTTGGCCCCGTCGCGGGGGAGACCCCGAAGACCGGTTCGAGTCCGGCTCGCCCAGCGGAAGCCCCTGCCGGTCACCAAGCGGCAGGGGCTTCCGCGCGTCTTGCCAACCCCCGTTCATTGGGGGTACGCTACGTCCATCACCGGAACGACTCACCAGAGGAGAACCACCATGCTGATCGGACAAGACCTGCCGATCCTGCTCGGCGACGAGCACGGCACCATGTGGGTGGACAACGCGAACGGCACGGTCACCAACACGGGCGACGAGAACGACGGCCGACCCGACCAGCACTGGGACGATGTCCCGGTGGAGGTCATCCGCGAGCTGCACAGCGGTCAGTGCCGCTCGCGCGGCGAGCTGGCCGAGTGCCCCGGTGGCCCGGACTGCGCGGAGTTCGAGCGCATCGCCGGCCTGTTCCTGGGCCTGCCGGCGTGAGCAACATCGGACCGAAGACGGGGGAACGATGGACCGGGGCGGGACCGGAACTCGACGGCTACCGCGTCGAGCTGTCCGCCGACGGCGAGGCGGCGTTCGTCACCGATCCGGACGGCGACACCACGTCGCTGTCCCGCGCGGCGTGGGTGCCCGTCGCCGACGCGCTGCTGGCGCTGCACGCCGCGGCCGCCCGGCGCTGACCTGGTGGGGGCGAGCACGGGCCGCGCTGCTCGTGCTCGCCTCCTTGCCTCTTGGACTGTCGATCGGCCTGCTGCTGCTGTGGGCCTACGTGGAATGGAGCTAGATCAACATGGACCCCGAAGACCCGATGAACATCGTGGACTCCGAAGTGGAAGCGCTCGCCCGGATACCGCTGCTCCAGCGTGCCGCCGTCCCGCCCGATCTGGAGCACCTGTCCGTCGCCGACCTGATCGGGTTCACCAAGTCGCTGGCCGACCTGAACCACGTGCTCGTCGACAACCTGAACTCCATGATCCGGGCGGCCGAATTGTTCGCGGCCTCCGTCGGGTCCGTAGTGGCCGCACAGGTCGAGCTGGTCGAGCGCCTGGAGGCCGACGAGCAGGCGGCCGCAGAGCAGGCGAGCGAGACTTCTGCGGCCGCGGACTGGCCGGGCAGTGTGCGCCCCGAGTCGCTGGGCGGGGCGAACCTCCCCGCCTGACCTGCGAGGACTTGCACATTACCCCCGGTCGTGGGGGGTAATGTGTGCCCGTTTCCGGAACGACCCGTCAGGGGAGAACCACCGTGTTCACGCTCGTGTCCCGCTCGCTGCATTCCGCGCTCTACGGCGTCCCCGTCTGGTGGCTGCTGGTCGCCTCGTGGTGGGACCTGTGCACACGCTCGCCGCTGGCCGCGCAGTTCTACCAGCCGGTGTGTCTGGCGTTCGCGCTGCTGGTGCTGGCGGGCTGTGGCGGCTACGTGTCTGCCGGCTTGCAACCCCCATCAGTAGGGGGTAGGGTTCAGCAGGACAGGGAACAACCCGACCAGGGGAGAACCGAGCAGCATGGACCACTTCGTCGCACTCGCGTGCATCGTCAGCGTGTTTTGGTACTCGCTGCCCGCCTACGCCACGGCGCCATCACGCGTCGCCCTGGTGCTGAGCACGCTCTTTCTGCCGGTCATCGGCTGGGCCTGGACCGTGCGGGCCGGCTACCTGGCCCGGCGCGAGCTCGCCGCGGGCCGCGCAACCGTGAGCGCGATGGAGGCGCACTGGCAGCGGCTGTGCGCCGTGGAGTTCTGGCGCGAGAAGCTGACCTCGGGAACCCCGGTCGAGAAGATCAACGCGGCTGAGCTGCTCGCGCTCTGGGGCGAGTCCGCACAGCCGCCCGACCTCGGCCCGATGGACTTCGACGGCTGATTTCCCCCATCACTTCGAGCGTGAGGAACTGACCATGATCGAACACGACGAGAACGTGGCCGACTTCTACCTGGGGCGCGGCCGCGACGCGAAGTACCTGGGGACCGCCGGCGACTGCTCCCCCGAGCAGCTCGCCGTGTGGCTCCGGTTCACCGCCGACAACCCGGAGGTCGAGCCGTTCCACGCGGCGAGCTTCAGCACCGCGGTGCTCGACCTGATGAACAACGACGAGCCGGTGCCGGAGCCCGACCACTACGGCGAGGTGCTGCGCTTCGGTCGTCGCTCGTGGACCACGTGGCCGCACGAGTACGACACCAGCGCTGGCACGGCGTGGACGTACAGCTTCGACAAGGGCTCCGTCTTCGTGGACCACAACGGCTTTCCGTTCGCCGTCATCTACTGCAACGGCGGCCGCAACCCGGTGCCGTACCCGACGCTGGCGCCGGCAGTCGCCCCGTCATGATCGGGTCCGTGCATCCCAGCGTGCGTATCACCAACGCCAACCCGAACGCCAGGCACCGCGGGTCGAACGGCTGTTTCGATCTGGTGCTCGCGCCGGTGGTCCTGCTCGCCACCGTCGCCATGATCTTCTGGAAGAGGACCCGATGAGCCTTGGCGGCAACCTGGTCCGGGCTAACAACATGCGGCCCGGTCAGACCCCGGAAAAGCAGAGCCTGCGCCAGCACCGGCAGTGGTGGCACGACGAGATCAGGCGCCGTGAGGAGGTCGACTCGGCGGACGTGGTGCCGCTGGCGCCGACCTCGCTCCCGCTGCTGCCTGCGCTCGCGCTGCTGCACGCCGATCTGCGCGACGAGTACCGCGACGCTCTACACGGGCGCCGGACCGTGTTCCATCGTCGGGTGCGGGTCCGCGGCGCCGACGGTCAGGTGCACGTCGTGTGGCGTATGCCGCTGATGGCGCCGTCCGCCGACCTGACGTCGCTGTGGCCGGGCCGTCTGGAGCCGCACGTGTCGCAGGCTGCCCACGCCTTGGTCGAGCGGCAGGCGTCCGCTGAGGCCGAACCGCGGGTGGGTCGCGCGCTGTTCCGTGCGCGGCTGCTCGGCTACGGGTTCTCGGCGAAGGTGGTGGACGAGGCGCTGACGCGCGCAGCGTCCGGTGCTCACGTGCAGCTGAACCGGAAGCAGTTCGGCAAGGCGGCACTGCTCGTCGACGGCGTCGAGCTGGCGGCGAACGGGGCGCTCACGTACGCGCGGGCGGTCGCCCGTGAGTCCTGATCTGGCGCTGTACCTGGCGCGGCAGGGGCTCCAGCAGGGGCCTCTGTCCAGCTCGACAACCCCCCACGATGTGGGGTACGCTTGTGGCTCGGAACCCGAACCCGAAGAGGACCCGATGCCACCTCACGTTCCGGCCGTCAACGGCCCGCGTACCTGCGAAGAGGCCTCGCGCAGCACGGTCGTCACCGTCACGCTGAAGCTGAAGGGATACCCCGAACTGCGCACGGGCGACGCGTTCGACAGCCGCATGTTTCGGCCGTCTCGGATCCGCGTGGTGGTGGGCCGCTCGACGGGCCGCGGCACCACGCTGATTTCCGCCCGCGT